CTTCGCCTGGCCTTTAGATTTTGGGAGAAGAGCTTTCGCAGTTGATGATAACTTCCACGCTAATTTATCACCCAGCGCTTCCTATAGCTTCATAATTTCTCTCTAGTATTTGACAATCGCAAATGAAGTTCTTCCACCACCTTCATTCAAAGTAGTGATAGATCCTGGATCATAATCTTCCGATGCTTCACTGGCCAGAAAAGCCTTACGGAATCTGATCATACCTTTAACACATGTGACTCTAAAGCCATTGGTGATCTCAGAAAATTCAGGGCCTTGAAGTGTATCATTTGCAATCTTTTCTATAGCTGCGATGGACGAGACCTTCTCAACTTTAGGAGCTTCAACAACAGGTACTTGTTCTTCGGTAACTGGCTTGGGAGCCACCTCTTCTTTGACTTCTACTTTCTTTTCGGTCTTCGGTGCTACAATATTCTTTGCCATGGTTCCTCCTTAGACGGCTCTGCCGACGATATCATCGTTCAGGAACTTCACTTCCCAAATAGAATTTTCTGGGAATGATACGATACCATTGTTAGTGTTTGAGGCTGGTTCGAATGCATAAGTCGAATAAGTCCTCCCATCAACAGTGCCTGTCCTATTAAATATCTTTAAGGAAGCCACTGATCTAATTTTGTCCGAGGCTTGGATGAGTGCTGAGATATCTGGTAGCACTATGGTATCATTGAAGTTCGAGTTGGCTATGTCCAATTCATTCCTAAGGATGAATAGACCTTCCAATAGAGCTTCATTGATATTCACTCCAGGTTCAGGGACAACTGCGAATTCAACTCCAATGTTGATGACATCGCCATCAGTCAGCTTAATGGAGTCAGAGAAACTCTTGAATTGTTTAAGGTATGTTTCGATGTTGTTCTTCAGTACCGCACCAGGAGCTGCAAGATAACCATCTCCATCCTGACCAAGCAATAGGATTTCTACACCAAGGTTATTGGTTGGATCCTTTCTAGCAGATGATCTGAAGATCGTACCAAACTTAGGAGGCATAGACATAACCCTAACCTGATAATCCTGCAAGGTGGTCATACTAATCTTGGATGGAATGGATCCTATAGCATTGTATCTGATCTCATCAATTGTTTCCTTATCTTTACCACCACCGGCTGGTTCTGTATTGCTTACTGATAGTGAATTGATAATAGCATCTGTGACCGTACCTGATACCGATGTAATATTCGCTGTAGCAAATTCAGTGTTTACATCTCTCAATCTGGTAATTGTTCGCGAGCCAACATTTGTATCCAGTCCGCCACCATATCTATATGCGATAGCGAGATCAACATTTCTTGGTGCGACACCAAGTGATTTCGTCCTTAGGAAATTTGATGAGTCAACATTTTGTGGTGTGAATCCAGAGACCGATCCTCTAAGTGAAGGAGGCAACACAAAGTCCTCTGGGTTAGGGATAATGTCTGCATCAGCCGAAACAAGAGTTCCACTGCCAAATCTAATTGATAACTTTGAATCAGGCTCAGGTTCAACAACAAATCTTCTTGGGACTCTAGTAACCACCAATACAAATGGTGTATCACCAGAAGTGCTTGTGGTATTGGGTTCACCTTTGAAAACCGTTTCCTGTGCCAAATAGTCCACTTGGAAATATTCATTTCCATCACTGGCTGAGATCGATACGATCTCTGTAATGTCTGCATCAGGAAGTTCTAGCTTTAGGAATGGAGTAGCTACAGTACCAGCTGAATAATTGAATACCTTCGATTGACCAGCAGCGGCAGAAACAGATGAGATTGATACTTCGACATTAGAGCCATCGGTGGTTACTGTTCGATTGGTAGTTAATGAGAAGTCTACATCCTCAAGGATTTCAAAGCTCTGTTGTGGTTCAAAGTTTGTAACAGCTCTACTACCCTTCTTCAATGTGAATAGGGTTGAACCACTTGTCGAAGCTACCATTGTGGCTGACACGGAGAGGTTGACCACTGATGGTACTTCAAAGAACGGTTTGTAGCCATAGGCCTTAGATAGGGCCATGACATTCTTCTCTTCAATAGCTCTGGTTATGAATGATTCATTGACCTGCCTATCAGTATAGAACGAAAGCATATCACCAATATAGGCAATCAACTCTATAAGAGCCATACCTCCAGACGCTTCGTTGAAATCCTGGAAGTCATCTGGAAAGTTTCTCTTGACATAATCGATCAGATCGCCTTTGATCCCATCGAAATCTCTATTGAGATAGTTGATCTCTCTTACTTGCTTTTCACTAATCAGTGGCATGTATATTCTCTATTTTACGATTGCTTTGAAAAAGTCCGTAACCGAATTGTACTTCTCCTGTATCTTCATATCGATCAGGTTTTGCTGACTTATCATCAGAATCATCTTCGCTTCTATTACGACTTCATTACCATTGGCACGCCAGTCAATTTCATTCAAGCTTTTCGCGCCTTTTCTATAGTAACCATCAAGTGAATGTAGAAGATCTTCCTTGCTCCATACATCACCTTTACTTAAAGTGTATTGTGCACTATCTTCAGCTTCCTCTTCCCAAGATGCCTTATCACCTTCATACTCTTCATCGCTATATGGATGAAGCGACTTCCAATGATCTACATGATCACGATATAATTCCTCGTAACTTTCACCGTTGATGTAATTATCTACACCACTATATAGACCACCAATCGTTAAATCACCATCATCTCGATTTGATGTCTGAAAATATTTAGCCTTATTATCAGGCAATAAGAAATAGGATTGAGGACCATAGGTTGAATGAATAGGTTTCCATGACCTAATCTTATCAACAGGCTTTGCAAAAACCGCTTGGTGTCTTGAGGCCACTTTTGGATAATGCTTTGCTCTAAAATCTTCTATGTAGTCTATTATCTCAGGGTCAGAATTCCTTGGCTCCCTTGGTGGTTGCTTCATTAGTAGATGAGTTATGGTCTTTACTCTAGCAGTACCATGAGTTAATGCGTGACCCTTAAGTAAATGCTTTACAGCATTACTAAATTCTGGATAGTTGATTTCCTTGACCAACTTATCCATGTCACGTTGGTTATATGCTTCACGTAATTGCATGACTATCCGTTGATGTTCAGCTGAACCGAATCACCCAAAGCCTCGGCATTGGTAAGTACGTAGTCCATGTTTATCTGTAACTGATTGGTTTTTACATTGGGATCATCTCGCTCTGTCAACAGATCGATCGATACCAGTTTGACATGAGGCATCCATGTAGCCAAAGCTACATCGATCTCAGCTTTGATTCTCACTTTCATCTCAACGTTATCGATATTATTGAATAACTCACCAGCAAACACAGAAATGTCCGTCCCGATATCAGGATTGACTACACGCTCACCTTTTCTTGTGAGCAGCAACGTCTTTATGTCTTCCCTTACTGCAGCTAGGGTATCTTGATTTGATTCAAAGAAACCCTTTCTAAATGCCCTAAGGGGAAATTTCAGGTTGATCCCGCGTGCCATACTAGTTCAACAACTGGTTTGAGCTCAGGTGATCATCGAGCTTCGTTGTTATTTCATCGAACTCTCTATTGATGTCGGCTATAGAAGAGATCAATTCTCTATTTTCCATACCAACAGCGATGGTATGTGTTGGTTGGTCAGCCACCGAGATCGTAACCGTCCTGGTAACCGTACCACCTTTTGTAGGAACATCAATAATATCCGACTGCGTAAAACCATTGACAATATGCGTGTGGGCCAAAAGGATTTGGGCTATACTTTTAACAGTATCGTTGCTATCCTTCAGGATACCTATCAACCCGGTAAAGAATTCATTGAGCTCATTCCCGAGTACTGCGTTCGATAGCACTTCACCAGAACCTTCACCTTTGGTTATATTAACTATCCTTTGGGCCACACTTACAATATGATTGAGTTTTTCTTCGGCTACTGGTTGGCCGGTTGAATAATACTCTGAAGGACCAATTGCTGCATCTTTACCAGAGTCAGGGAGTGGTAGGCTTGTAATTTCAGACAGCTTTGTATTAGCTGCATGGATGGTCTTAGTTTGCAAATTACCAAGAGTAGCAGATGCATCGTTAATCGAATACCTTCGGCCCTCTTTAATACCAAACTCTAATACACCCCCGCCCGTCACCTTATTATAGGTATGACGAATAAACGTATTTGTACGACCTTGCTGAACAACATCTCCAGGATTCAAAGGTATTGTATAGTTTGGTAGCGCCGATCCTGGACCTGGTACAGCTATATTCTTTACATCGAATGGGAAACCATATTTTGTCTGTGGTGTTTCAGCCTGCGACCATGATCTTGCAAGAACTTTATTTAGCGGTGTCGAATCATTAACTCGACCTATCCAAAATCCTGCAGCAGCCTTTACTTGGAACTCTCTCATTATCCAAACTTCTTCACCAATTTCTGGTAGTGAAATTGTATGAATCGGTAGGAGTGGTGCAAACCAAGACATTCCAGATTCTGTACTTGGAGATATAGAGCTTAGATCTTCACCAATTATCTTTGCCTGGATACTATATGGTGGAGCAACCGGTTCTGACCCTGTCGCATCAACCACATCTTTTATTGCAGTGACGATACCTCTGACAATAACTGGTGTACTTTGCTCATTAGCAGACCAGCCTTGGGTCGCACCAAAACTCTCAAGAACTCGGTTCCCCGGATTGAATACCTGGCTTATTTGATTCTTCCCCATCCGATTCCTCTAGCTCCTTAATGGTAAACCCTCTACTTTTCAATTCCTCTTCCAGGACCTGTATCTCTTTGCGTTTTTGTGCTATCTCTAATAACGGCTTTTCAATTTCCGTTAGAAGGATATCCAACACATTGAGTAGTGATACATATCTTGTAGAGATATCTTCATCAGGTACACTTTCTAATTCACTCATTCAATATGCTCTCTTTTTGTTTCTACATATAGGAACCTTAGTTTACCTATTGCCCGAGTGATCTTTCTAGCAGGTAGATCAGTGGCATTCTTGATGTAGACATACAGTTCCTTCTTGTTATAAATATCGAGAATCTCATAGTTTTTAAGGATATCGACCACTATTGCTATAACTGAGATGTCATCATCATTGAAATCTGGATGAGATTTAATCTCTGAGAATCTATCAATCAAAAAGTCGATGAAATCCTTTAGATTATCATCGACTTTCTTTTGCTTGTGTATATCAATACTAGTCCCATTCATGATAACTTCTTTGTTCTCATCATCAATATGGACCAGTCTCTTTGTTTTTGTAGACTGTTGAATCAACCAATTTTTCGATACAGTACCAAAGTATGAATACGCCTTCTTACCTTTTTCAGGATCGAAACGATCGATTTTATCATACAGGTGAATCATCAATTCATGCTGTGTATATGGAAAATCAGGTAACGTTCGATTGAAGTTGTATGTGAAGAAGATGTTTTCAGATAATTTTGAGAACGCCGGTTGAATGACATCAGTAAATAATTGGTGCCTTAAACTTTCATCCTCAGAGATGATGAAGTCTCTTATAGCATCTTCCTCCTTCATACCCCAGTACATATTTTTTCGTGTCTTACCCATCATAACTCCTTAGCTTAAAAAGACAAAACCCCTCTTAATTTTGCAATAAGCCAAAGAGCTAGCTTTTTAAACTATGTGTTTGAAGTTTGTCTGATATCCGGTTCTATAAGTACACATTCAAGGACAGTGTTATAACTATCGGCATTGATAGATTCCTGGACTCCTACAGTCATATAGATACCTTGAAGGTTTGGAATAAGGCCTGTTACACGAATAAGATTGAAGACATTCATACCTACTGTACCATGAATTGTAATTGAGGTTCTCTTCATATAGTAACCAAACAATTGACCAAATACAGCAGATTCTCTATGTACAGCTCTAAGTACTTTTTGATAATATGAAGGATCAGAGCTAATGAATCTAGAGATTTCAGATGCATCAACTGTAACATTAGTATCAGATGCTTTTTCTCTCTTACTTATGAAACCGGCCAATTCTTCAGACAGACCTATTGTAGTGATGAATTCTTGGGATAAATCAACCTTGCGCCCTGTGGCCGTTGACATTGGTAGTTGATATACAGTTCCTGCATTAGGATCAACCTTACCATTCATATCTATACTTTCGCATAGCGAATTTTTATCACCGAATTTGATATCAAAGAAAAGACCTGAATGAATAGATGCGCTATTAATTCTCTGTATAAGACCACCCAGATCGATAGTAGCCACAAATATTTCTATAGCATTGTCAACCATTCGTGTCTCTATTTTCATTCCTGGAATGATATGAGTATTATCATCTATCATTTCTCTAATAACACGCAACAGAGGTGTAGTACCAACTTTATCTGTAAGTATGTCTTCTACAACCGATGCATCGACAGGCACATTAAAGACATTTTCCAATGTACCATTTGTTCTAATATTGGTTTGAACATCAGCAACGCCTTCGGTTTTAAGATTGTTGATAGTACTAGTGAATATGTCATTGATGGTTCTTTCATTCACTCTTCTATAGATGAAACTAATCTCTTCTGTATCTGCATCATTATCTTCTTTAATGGATTCCTTAATAGCTTCAAGAACATAACCCAAATAGAAGAACGAATAATGATCATCCACAATTGGTTCGGCCGCACCCGGTGAAACAACTGTTGTCTGTCCAGGGTCTGTCTTAGCTTCCAATGCAACCAGCCGTCTAGTAAGACCATCAATCCTTTCCTGAGTTAGATCATCTGCAGGAAGACCTTTGCCACTAAGCTTGACTTCCTCTTCACTAATCTGTGCTTTTAAGGATTCTATTTCAGCCTGGTTTGGATCTACTACAGTATCTGTAACTTCATCACCATCTGGAGTAGTTGATGTGTCTGGTTGTCTAGTTCTGGATATCTTTATACCAATATCGTCTGGCAATTCAATAGGTCTACCCGCTTCAGTTCTAAAGTTAGTCCCTTGTCTTGCTAACACTCTACGCTTGACCCTAGTTATATCTAGCCGATTGCCTCCAACCGAAGGCCCAACAAATTCTGGTTTTTGCGATTCGAATATGCCAAGCTTCTTCTTTACCAAATCAGATATACTACCAAGTCTTTTGGTTGTAAGCAAAGTATTATTTGCGGCGAAGAAAGTTAAATTTGCATCGAGGTGTCCATTCTCATCAAATGAATAACTAAAGCCACCCATTCTAACTAGAGCAGATTTCCAAAAGCCGCTATGAACATCTTCAAGATCTACATCTAAAGTTTTTGGTATAGGGTTGCTAGAATTATGTATTGCTTCAATAGGCATTGGAGCAGGATTCTCTACACCAAAGGTAGATCCATCAGCAGTACCCCAACCCCATCTAATAATAAAAAGTGTATTAAACATCGATAACCTTTGCAATTCAAGTCTGCTATCGAAATCTGCAGGATCTGTTATTGTAAGCTTTACATTGTAAGTGGTGTTCATTGATTCACGGGTACCTCGTGTAATCTCCATTGTCTGAAGACCAACACCTCCGCGATAACTTGGTTTGGTAGAAAGCTGTGGTGTAAACTTAGCTATGTTGGCACCGTAAACGGTTTCACGTGGAGCGATAGTTTCAGTAGGATCATTTCTCACATTAATCCTAAACAAACTACCTTTCCATGTATTGTAAGCACCGGAATTGTTATTGAAATCTTGAAATTCAGTAAGATCCTTACCTCTGAATACAGCCATCATGTCTAAAAATGGAACCAAGCTTGATAGCTGAAGTGAAGATGAATTCAGCTTTCTATTCCATCCCGATACAACATCAACATCTAATTCATTGGGTGAGTTTTCAGCCATTAGTCCTTATCATCCTGTTTTTGCTTTATGACATTTTGTATAACCGATATGTCTGTAGGTATCCTCAGAGTTGTACCTGGAAGTACTGCATTACCAAGGGGCAGATGTATATTATTCATCAAACAGATCGCCCACCAATATCTACCATCGCCAAGATATTTTGAAGCGAGGGCATCCAACCTATCACCATCAGAAAACGTTATGGTGATATCGTTATCGCTCTCTATATCACTAGCTTCTACAGGTGGGAATGTTGCCATTCTATTGATCGATGATTCTGGATCATCGACCTGACCTAACATTGCGTACCTTGATATAGCTACCATTTATCCCTTCCTTGTTAATACCTTAGCGTAAGATTCACCAGGAGCGCCATCAGCAACTCTATCTCCTGGCACCTGGATAAGTCTATTATATGCTGACGCATCACCAGGTTCACCTTCCTTAGTTGCTGTCGATGTTCCATTGATACCGGCTTCCAATCCCCAATAGAAATTGAAATCCCTATCTGGTAGAGCTGCATGAATAACCTGAACCGATAGTGATACCTCTACTGCCTGGATCATTCTTAGGCCTCGGGTGATTTCCCATTTACCACCAGGGCCCATATAGTCCCAATTGTATCCAAGATTCCTTATGAATCCAGGGACTCTTTGAAACTGATCACCAATCGTAACCCTAATAAGTGGTCCTTCGTTTATTCTACTAACTTGAGTGGTTGCATTGAAATCATATGAACCATAGGTTTGCTGTGCAAGCCAATTAACTCTTTCATATAGTTGCTGCAATTGTCTAGCTGAAGATGCAAAACAAACGAATCTAAGATCCAGGACTCTGTTGGTATTTCGATAAGTATGAATCTCTTCAGTTCTACCAAAGAAAGCTTTGGATGACCAATTGGGATTGTATGTTTCGTTGATCGAAGCCAATGCGGCCTGTAAGAAGCAATACTGTTTTACTCTATCCGAACCGCCTCTGTTTTCAGTCTCCATCATAAATGGGAAGAATTGATTTTCAGATAGGCCAATAGATTCCATTGCCTCTGCATCGATACCAAGGCGGGCGGCAGTATCGGCGATCGAATCTCTATATGGTGAACGATAGTTTAGATTCGATTGAATAACAGCTGGGTTGAATTGAGTCGAATCGGCATCGATGTTATCTGTAAATCCGCGATCTTGTCTTTCTAAATTATATTGAGTTTCATCATTATTAAAGTTATGTACTCTTCTAGCACGTGGGTTAATATTGCCTCTAGAATTCATCTCTGGCTCCTCTAGTGCGGTCAACCCTACGCCTGCAATAATACCTTCACCTAGTGTCCTTGACCCAGGTGCTTTCGCTCTATTACCGTCAGAAGCCTTGCCATAGAGCCGTTTAAACGTATCTCCTTCATCACCTGGGCGGAGGAGGTTCTGACCGAGTAGTTGGTCAAGAGAATACTTTCTTGGAGCGGGCTGAGGTGTTCTATTGAAGCCAGGTTTGAAATCGATGTCCGCTATAAGAGCATTGATCTTATCCAGTTCATTCGTGAAATTTTGAAATGACATACCACCTCTTCTGAAACTACTTGTCAGCTGTGATAGATTCTGCTGTGCCAATCTTCTTGCACCAGGTGATCCTAAAATCTGACCCAAGATTTGTCCTCGTCGGGCTGCTGTTTCAATCTGATCTGTATTAGGCGCATTATAACCAGAACCATTAGCATCCATCTGTTCTTTTACATAGTTGTTACGATGAGTATACTTATGACCCTTAGGTATATTGGTACTGAATAGGAAACTGAAAGCCGATTCAATCCTTGATGTATTATTGGTAGCATGAAGACCTTGATTAATATTGTTCTCTTGTTCATTGCGAAACTTTCTTTCAAGATTTTCATCTGGGCCTCTGCCTTGACGGTCACGGCCTTGAGCTCGACGTCTTGCTGATTGAGCCACACCAACCCTACCATCATAATTTATCCATCTATCCATAATGGCTTTAGGGCTATGCTGTTCACCGTTGATAACGTCAGCTAACTGGAAGAACGTATTGTAATCGATCGTACCTTCCTCTACTTGCTTAAGTAATCTTTCAAGTGCCGCTGTTGAAATTTCTGCCTGGCTCTTGCCTTGATATTGATTGGCACCAAAATTGGCGTTGCCAGTGGTAGGTGATATATTACTAGCAGCCAATCTAGTTTCCAGATCTATACCTGGAGCTTCGGGTCCTGGAGTGCCTTTCTTTTCGTCATGCTCTTCCCATAAGTCAGCCAAAGCTCGGACTATTTTTCGTTCACCGTTAATAACATCGGCGAGTCTAAAGAAGGTATTGAAGTCAATAGTATTAGCTTCAACCTTTTTCATCAATTGCTCGAGTGCAGCAGCAACAACCTCTGAGCGTGTGATCCCGGTGTATTGATTGGAAGCGAAATTACTATTACCAGCAAATGGTAATAGATCATTCCTGCTTATGGCATCAGTATATGCCGCAAGGATATTCTTTCCTTTGACGTCTAATGTTTCTCTAAATGTTGCCATAGTTATCTCTTAGATTTGATATGCCTGATCACCTTGATGATCTGTAACAACTTCAGCCATTTTCTTACCATCAACAACAAGATTGACGACCACTGGCTTATCCCAATCACCACCATTTTCAAGACTAGAACCTGGAGCGCGCCTGTTTGGTCTTGTTGTACCTGGTGAGCTTGTAGTACCATTACCGCTTGAGTTTGTTCCAACACCGCCAGTTGCAGATTTAGAAATTGGTGTGGCTGACTGAGGAACAGTGACTGCTCCACCTCCTCCGCCATCAGAAGACTGTGACATCTTACCAGTGCCAATAGCCATAGAATCGAACTCCTGTAGATATGCATCACGTTCAGAGTTCGTCATTCTGTTACCAAGTAGTACTGCTAATAGACCTTCAGATTCTTGCCAACCAAATCCAGTTTCGTCCGCTATGGCCTTGACAGTAAGATCCCATGAACCATCACCAGGTCCACGACCAATAGCATTCATCAAATCCTTTGGTCTATTGAAGTGCTTAAAACTACCCTTTTTGAGGGCATCCTTAATACCACGGGTCTTATTGATAACATCTTTTCTAGCAGTCTTCTTATTTTTACCCTTCATCAGTTTACCAATAACTAATTTACCAACCATATACGCACCAGCTGCAGCCATAAAGGCTGGGTTACCAGAAGTCATACCAGCCACAGCGAGAGAATCACCAACTGCTACGAGTGATTCTCCAACAGATCCACCTTGAGCAAAAGTAGAAAGGCCGGCCATTCCAGCTTGGCCACCTGGACCTTGCATAAACTGGCCTACCTGTCCCATTTTACCACCTTGGGCGGCCAGCTTGCCGCCGGCCCAATCCATACCTTGCTGAGCATGACCCGATTGTACCAACTGGCCAGCCACTCCTCTTGCACCTCCATTTTGCCAAGCATTTACATAACTCATACCGGTAGCAACTATATTGCCAATGTCACCAAGCTTTTTAGTTACACTATCCCATAATGGTTGCATACCTTCTTTAAGCTGGCTAATTGAATCTTGCCAAGCCTGAGGAACCATAGTTTCATATACATGTTTCAGTGTAGTACCTGTAGCCATTTCAAAGGCACCAACAGCACCCTTGAACATAGAACCAATACCACGCCAATCGCGAGATCTTCTATCCTCAAGTTTAAGTTGCCTTCTGAAGATTTCATCCTCTTCCTTACGAAGATCTGCTCTATATGAATCTGCCTGAGCCTTGAATTCTGCTTCTCTTCTTCTTTGTGCAGACGGATCGGCAGCACTACCAAGAGTACCTTGACCTGACATGCCTGCAGCAGCTTGCTGTGCTTGAGCCAGTGGGATAATAGATCCACCTCTTGCCAAGCCATGCTTATAGCTCTTATTCGATCCGCCATTGAATGGAACAATCATTTCTGGACCAGCTTCACCTACAAGAACTCTAGTTGGCTTGGTGATTATACCACCCTTTGCTTGACCACTTAGAGGACGAGCTTGCGGAACAATACCAGAGCTAAGATCCATATGACTACCAGCATATGCAGACATTGCACCACCAGCTATCAAAGCAAGACCCGACGCTGCGTTTTGTGCCGTAGTGCCCAGAACTTCAAGAGTAGTAGCAGCATCTTTAGCTTGCTGATCAAGTAGACCAACACCTCTTTCAACAGCTTCGGCGGATACATCAACATCAGCAAGGATATCTTTAATAGCTTTGCCAGACCTAAGTTGTTTAACCATCTGTGCATCCACTGTGCCACCTGTAGCATCAGCGATAGCCTTTAGAACAGATCGGCGATCAAAGTTCTGCTTGGATCCCTGCATGGCATTTTGCAGTGTAGTCAATATACCGGCTATATCACCTTCATCAGACATCTGGAACATTTCTTGGCCAGAAATATTAGAACCAGCACCTAAGATTGCATTCAGTTTTCTAGCTGCGTCTTGGCCACCTTCAATATCCAAGAACGTTTCAGAGACACCAGCTATCTGAGAAATACTAGCTCCCATTCCCTTAGCCAATGTAGCTGCTTCACGAATATTGGCACCAGCACCAGACCAATGTAATGATACCTGTCTGGAATTCTGCATAATATCCCTCATAACAAGACCTGCTGAGACACCACTTCTATCCGCAAAGTCGTGGGTCAGTGCAACAAATTTATCCATTTCATCGCCGGTAGCACCATATGCTTTGGTCATATTCTCAGCAAAGTCAGCTGCCTCATTAGCATTTACACCATATGCCTTTGTCCAAGTAGTAGCTCTCTTCATCATACTTTCTGTAGTACCCTGAAGTGTACCAAACTGCTGAGTAAGAGCGACAGCCACATCCTTTACTTCATCTACACTAGCACCATACTTAGACATACTCATTGCAGCCTTACCAATATTAACCACCATATCATTGGTATCTTTTCTAGCAAAGCCTGTACTCTTTGTAAGTTCTGCTTTCATTACATCAACACTATGAGCCAACTTAGCTATACCTATAGCAAGTCCTGCTACCACTCCAAATATACCAAGCTTGGTGAGTGATAACCCACCACCTGCTCCACTAAATACTTTCATAAAACCTTTATCAAGAACCTTGCTTATTCTTGGTATGATCTTTTTATCAAAAGCTTCTGCGATTTTATCACCGACCAATGGCATGAACTTGGTGACACCTTTGACTGCATCACTCAAGCTACCGGTAAACTTATCTGTCATGGCTTGAACTTCCTTCTGGGCCTTGAGCAGTTTAAGTCTATCCTTCTTTTGTGCCTTATCTAATTTTGTAGTTTTGGTTATCTGCTCTTGAAGATCATCGAGAGCTTTGGTAGTCATCCTACCCATATCAGATAATTCATCTAATGCATCTGCTTGCTTTTCAGCCATGATTCTCCACTGATCAGCAATCGAAGCGCCCGCTCCCTTCCCAAACAGGGAAGATTCCTGCTGGGCTACTTCTTGAGCTACGGATCTTACATCAGATTTTGCCATGTATTATTCTATAGATCGAAGCCGTATTGTTTCTGGATATAATCTTCAACGGACAGGCCTGCTTTGCGTGCGGCCTTTTCTACTTCCGATTCGATATTTTTGATAGCGATCTTAAGCTCCTTGCCTTTAGCACTAAGCTTTTTATCATCTGTAGCAGCGATATCTACTTTACCTGATAAAACACCACTTATGAACTTGAAAATACCTTCACTGATCATATAGCGATCGCCTTGACGCTCAATAAATTGTTTCATGAAATCCCTCCTTAGTAGCTAGCTAAAATAAATATCCCCAGATAGACGAATCTACCTGAGGATAGTTGTATTTACATACCGGGCATTGGAGGCATCCCTGGCATTCTTTGATTTCCTGGTGTGGGTGCTGGCGTTTTTGCTTCGGTTTCTTTATTGAGTCTTTGAATCCACCATTTCCTCAACCATACTGGCATTCTGTATACTTCCCAAAATGTTCCAACCTTGCCGTGATAGACGCAATTGAAGATTTCTTCATATACGTAAGTGAACTTACTCTCAGATGTCAGGCCAAAAAAATTCGGGCGTTATAGGAACGTCCACCTCATTCGCCGCTCCACAAGAGTTACATGCAAATTGCTGTTTCATAATGACATCAGGTTCATTCTTTTCAATGAACTTCCTAAGCTCTCTAGAATCTCTAACATGCATTCTATCAATGAGCTTATAAATGGTTGCTGGAGTGATATCACCGTCGATTGAAACGACTTGTTTCTTGAGAGTGGTAGTTACAGTCTTGTCAATAGGGGAACCCTGTCTTTTCTTAATAGCTTCAAGTTCATCCTTCATATCCTTTTCTTCTTTGGACGTAAGATACTTGAAATGTACTACCGATTTAGATGTAGGTAGTTCAAACTCAAATTCATTCTTACCCGGTTCAACGGGTTCGAGTTCAAGTTCTCTAACTTCAAGAGCTGAAAGATCAAACTGATATCTAGACTGTTCGTTACATTCTGGACAGACTACATCAATTGGATACTCAGGACCATAACCACTAACTCGAAGCGAGATCATGATTGCATTTTTATCACCACCATAAAGCATCTTAGGATCAAGAAGCTTATTTACTAAGCAGTTCTTCAATACCATATCAATCGCCTCTCCTGAACGGAGAAGGCTCCTTGACGTGAGAATATCCTCCTCTGCTGCAGTCATATGACGAATTTCAACACTATTGGTATTGAACAAGGGGTTATCATTGCCGTATAGCAATCCTCTTGTTGGTAGCGCTACCAGATCTGTAGGTACTTCATCTCTGGGTTCGGCTGCAACCTTTCTCGCTAAATCTTCTGGTGCTTCTGCTTGTCCACCTGCTGATGTGAAATCAACTACTACATCTTTCTTCTTTTCATCTACCATTTAACCTTTACTCCTTGTTTAATACCTCAATACGCAACGGTCCATTCTAATTGTGATGTCGATCTGCTGCAACTCGGAAGATGCCATATCCAGATCGCCAAATGTAGCTTCTGTTACCCAAGCACTCTGAATATCCCATTGTTCAACAGGAGCACCGACAGGATCAAGGGAAAGCAATGAGAAGTTCTTCTTATAGAAAGCAGCATATCCAGCACGGCCGGATAGGTTTTCATAAGAAAGTCTTACCCACTCCATCACTTTTTGTGATGCTGAAGGAGCGATCGGATCATATAGTCCGAGAGTGATTGTACCCCACTCAAACTTGCCAGCGATATACCTCTTCGTGTTCATGAAGTCGATCGAGACAGGTTCAACAGTCAGGTTAGGTTTTGAAGCAACACGCGCAATGAATGTTGGAATTGTGTCGTCATCAAACTGAAAGAGCCATCTATTAGCTCGCTTCGGTTCGTACGCATCAGCCAACATTGTATTGACTTCAAAGGGCTGTGCCATGCTTTATCTCCAAAAAAGTTCAGTATGCAATACGTCTATAAATATTCAGGTAAACGAACTTTTGAGAGGGGCCTCCGAAGAGGCCCCAATCAATTATTCATCGAATACAGCACCACTTGAATTCACGCTAAAGTCGAGCAAAATGATTTCTGCTGCGGCGGTTGGCTTCAAGGCGATAACACCCTTCATCATATTTCTATCGATGAGATCAGGTGTAGTCGTCGATTCATCCAAGGTAGCTCTGAATTCTGTTAGACCATTAGCTGCCTGAACTTCTGTTAGGTAGTTATTGATCATCGTCTCCAGCCTTCTACGAACCGATGGGTTGTTAGGTTCGAATACGAAGAGCCTTGAGAATCCAGCGATTGTCTTACGGACCTCAAGAAGCATCCTTCTAACGTTCACCTTAGATAGGAGTGAAGCCTTCTTCTGAAGTGTATCCTGACCCCAGACTGCAATTCCCTGACCTGGGAATGTAGCGATTGGGTTAACGTTTTTGCTGATAAGATCATCTCTCTGACCTTGAGTGAGTCTACGTCTTGCTTCGATGACGTTTTCTACACCACCTCTATTAAAGCCGGCTGGTGCCCACCAAGGCTGAGCTACTCTATCATTGAAAGCATATGCGGATAGTACTTCGACAGAAGGTGGTACCCAAACGATTCTGTCATTATCTACGTCATTAACACGTACCCATGGGTAATATGTAGCTGCGTAGTTGGTATCATACTTATCAACCTCTGACTGTGCAGCTGCAATTGATAGAGCGAGACCACTACCAGTTGTTGTAGCGTCCGAAATATCCAAGATATAGAATGCATCACCACGAGTGGTAACCATATCGATAACTCTATCAGGAACCTGACCAGCGCCGGATGAGTGAACACCAGGAACTGCGATCAAGTTAAAGTCATACTCTGTATCATTGCTAAGAATATCGATAGCCTGAACAAAGTCTGCCGAGACAGTACCATCATTGAGACTGGTTAGCTTGTCTGTACGTGGATCGTATCCATCCCAACCACCATATACTGGGAAGCTAAACCTAAGCTTATTGGTCGAGCTAAAGTTACCACTGTTGCTTCCTACCTGATCGATGATCAAGTAAGTGGCAGCGAGGGAAGCAGATCCAGAATAATCAGCAGTAGAAGATATGAACAGCATACCTGGGTCAGCGGAAGATGAACCAGAAGCGCTTGTCGTTGTCTTCTTGATCCTATCATCAACACCACCAATTGAGAAGTCAGTACCAGCAAAGACGTTGGCATCAACTGCAGCCCCTGCTGGGTTCCTATGATCCTGCTTCGTTGGAAGGTCAGGAACACCAGGACCACCGTCGAACTTAGGAACACCCTTGAATCCAGATGGTCTAGCGTCTGCTGGGAAACCATCCTGAACCTTGACCCTAATAAACTTGGATCTGTTAGGAAAGTCACCGTTGAACAATAGTTCTGGAGGTGTCTGTGTGAAGTCATAGGCTGGTTCACGGTCACCAATTACTCTTCCAATGAATTGCTTAGAAGATGGTGAGAGGTTAACCGTGAATTGCTCTAGTACTACCGGATCTAGATCATTATCTCCAAAGGCTCTTACAACAACCGTAAATTCAGGAGCTGCTGTGGTTGTAAGGTCTACCTGAGTAATACCAATCTTAATTTCTCTTTCTGCTCCATTTCCATCAGCCAGCGTGAATACCTCAAACAGGTTATGAACAGTTCCACCATAGTTTTGTGATACGACCATGGTTGACTGAGCGGGTGAGAACCCACCTGTAACGTTGGTAAACTCTGCTGTAGCGCTTGCCATCTCTGATAATGCAGCAGCACCACTAATGGTACCTGTGATATCACCAACCTTGTAGTCGTAGACAGCGTCTACATAAACGGCTGTGAGTGTATCACCGGCCTTGGATTCGACAGGATCTGTACCAAGCATCTTGCCGATGTAGTTATTGCTGCTTTCAGTCATAGAAAGATTGGTTGCAGTAACACCCTTGCCAGGAATTGCAAGCGTAAAGTTTGAAGGTGAACCACTAAGTAGTGCTTCCTCCAAATCGCCCCTAAACTTAAGCACACCAAGGACTGTGTTGGTTGCGCTCAGAGTAGCTGCGTCCGCTGACAGTGAACCAGTAGTTGGGAAGGCTAGCAAAATCGAATTACCGGATTCTGCAGTTGCTCTACCCAAGATCCTAGTGACAGTCAACGTACTTGCGTTTCTCAAGTAAGCTTTTGCAGCATAAGGCATATACAGACTTGGATCAGTTCCACCAAATCTTTCCTTAAACTCGCCAAAGCTACTGACAATAGTTGGTGAGAAGGCTGGGCCTTTCTTGGTCTGTCCGATTAGGGCAGCGCCAATGGCACCTCCTCCTGCAGCCGGCTGAAATGAATCATCGATCTCCTTGGTGTACACACCCGGAGATACGGCGACTTTAGCCATCTGTTTTCTCCACTATAAAGTTCGTTCGTCGAAGCGTTGAAGCTAGGAGCGAATGTACGTTGCGATTGTTAGTCTCTTAGTACTGCGGCGGGTATGTCTTAGACTATCTACTTTAGGACCTACATTCCCGATCACTATAAATATGGTTCAGAAATCGCACAAAAAAGGTGCGAGGGAATTTTAACCCCCGCACCGTGGAGAACCAGATTGATAGCTATCTGGCTTTACTGTTCTTGTTCCAATTCATAGGTTCCGAAATGTGTAGTTGATATGTCTGCTAGATAATGACCTTCACCAACAGCCGAGGTAATATCGGCACCCATAATAAGTGCTCTTACCAATCCTACAATAAACATATCCCCAGCGCCGCAGGTATCTACAAGATCAAGATCACGAACTGCATGTGCAGTCTCTTTAATAACCCCTTCACCTTTAGCTTTCCTCCAGCTACCCCTTTCACTAGTAACAATCACATTGTCTACATCGAGATTATGTATGATCTGATCCATAGGTGTGGCAAAGCCAAGCTCTACATGATCAACAGCATAATCTAGAGCGGTATCTTCATTGCACTTCAAAATGAAAGCACCCTTCATATTAGGCTTTATCTTCTTTGCGTCGACGATGACTTTTACATTGCGGCTATCCTGCAAGTGAAGAGCCATACCAAACAGATGTTCATCGATAAAGCCTCTATCATAATCAGACAAAACTATGATGTCCCCTTCTTCGACCAACCTATCTAGATCTATACAAAATGAATTGTATGAATCTACTTCTTCAGGTCCTCGATCCATCCTAAGGACACAGATCCCTTCGGTGAAATAACGCTCCTTAACGATCTGCATGGGTGATAACACCTCTATAGCGTTTTGCGTGCATTGTGAGTGAATAAGTCGCTCTAAACCATAGCTATACGCTGAAAACAGATGTGTTTTGTAACGCTCCTCAGAAGCATCCATCATAGACATAACAGCCAACTGATGAGCTACATTGGCTGCCGATCCTGGCCTATCAACAGAATACCTCTCCCTATACACTGGCACACCATAAGCAGTGTCAAGTTTGGCCTTCCCTTTATCAAGGAAGGTATTCCTGTCTATGGTGGCTTCACCTAAGATGAAGACATTCATTTATAGTTCCTCGTCTTCTTCTTCCTCTTCCTCTTCAGCTGATGCTACTTTCTTTTTGGCCGCCTTTTTGGCAGGTCGCTTCTTTTTCTTAGGAGGTGTTGGCGTTTCATCTTCACCCTCCTTGGTCTCTTCTTCTTCAGGTGATTCTTCCTTGATAATGATGTTCAACATTTGAAGAGCACCTTGATTTCTAAGAAGATTTGTTCTTGCTTGTTCAAGCTGAACTTCCAACTGACCAATTGAAGCAGAAAGTTGGTTCAGAGTATTTTCTTGATCATGCTGCTTTGATTTTAGTTTTTCTACATATTCGTTTTCTTCTACCACGCTATTCCTCCTTGTTAAAATAATACCTACCGATCACTAATACGTCTATGTTCAAATTCAAAAAAGTACTAAGTGCATCTTCAGGAGTTTCTACTATAGGTTCTCCATTATCATTGAAAGAAGTATTCAGTAACATAGGAACGTCTGTTAACACTCTGAATGATTCTAGCAATAACCATACTCTTTCATTCTGTTCCTTATTCACAGTCTGATATCTAGAAGTTCCATCCTCGTGCGTAATGCCCGGAACCTTATCAGGTTGTGTAGAGATAGCAGAAAACATCATATGCGGTGAGGGTCTATTTGTATCAAACCAATCACTTACATATTCCTCCATTACAATAGGAGCATATGGTCTCCACCATTCCCTATGTTTCACTTCATCGTTAAGATGGTCCTTTACCCAATCATTTCTTGGATCAGCCAATATGGATCTATTGCCAAGGGCTCTGGGACCGAACTCTGATCTACCTTGAAACCAACCAACGATTTTATCATCAGCCAAATCAGAAGCCACAATATCTATCATGGGTAGTAGATCTAATTTACTATAGGAGATATTCAATGGCTTCCTCTACATCTTTGTTAGTATACAGTTTACCTAAGAATGCTACATTTTCTGGAGGTGTAACATCTATGCCTTCATCTGCCATCACAGCACATGCCGCACCGAAAGGTAGCCCATGGTCATTGGCTGCAGGGAACAGATACAAGTCTTTGAAAATACCTCTGTCTATGATTTTCCTGTTCACTATAACATTTAAGCCACAACCACCTGCTATGCATAGATTGTCCTCCTTCAGAGAACCAGGTATAGTTTCTAGCCATTCACAGATACCCTCTTCAAAAGAGTATTGAAGCCAAGCTGCTATATCACGAGGGCTGTATGGGTTTAGCACATCCATGTCTTCAACAACAGACAGTATCTCAGGAAAGTAGAATACGTCATCAGTCACATGGAATGGAGATGGTTGATCCACCTTTGTATGATCGCCGTAACCAGCCAACCCCATTACTTTACCAGGCGCTATCTCCATTAAGAGGTATGGGTTTTCTGCCATTATCTTATCTGCCACATCAGAGCACATTCTTCTATAAATGTAACAGGAGTAGGTATTATATACCTGTCCCGCATTTAATGAGAAGACCCCTAGATTTAATCCTTGTTTCGCATGGAATATTGTGGACATTTTCCCAGTGCTCTTATCACCAAGAGCATACAAACCTGTCTCATACAAATACGCTGGGCCATATTCGTCATCATCCATAACCAACCCGCCCTTCAATGCTGTAGGAAACGTAGATCCTGCACCGTCATACGAAAGTACCGACGCTTTTTCAAATGGTGATGAATAGAATGCTGCACAGGCATGAGCCCTATGATGATCTATACCTACGACTTTAGCATTTGGAAATAATCTAGTAAGCCTGCGACTGATCGCCGCTTTCAATCTGAACGAGTGGGCACAACCTGAGTATGCTACAATGTCTATATCAGATCTAGATAGATCACCTTCGTTAAGAACATACTTTATAGACTCCATTGGTTCAGAACCATCAAATTTGATCCTTGTCAATCTCTCTTCGGTTATCGAACAACAGTGCTCACCATCAATCCACAAAGATGCTCCTCCGCCATGAATCCAACCCTCGGAAAGATCCCAGCCTATAGCTCCATATAATCCAATGACTTTCATTATTTCACTATCACATAGTCATGCATAACCAACACATCAATTTCTGTACCAAGAAAGCAAGCCACTGCATCTTCGGGTGATTCTACAATAGGCTCACCCTTTACATTAAATGATGTATTGATGAGAATCGGAACATCAGTAAGATCATACCAAGCAGTAAGCAATCTGTGCAACACGTGTGGTTCAGCTACCGTCTGAACTCTAGCTGAACCATCAACATGGACAGCCGAAGGAATCTCACCAGACTTCAATGCATCAACAGAAAATAGCATATATGGAGAGGATCTGTCTAAATCAAACCAATCATTTACATGCTCATCTAATATGACTGGAGCAAAGGGTCTGAACTCTTCTCTATGTTTAACGAGTTTATTGAGTTTATCCTTCATATTCTTATCTCTTGGATCAGCCAATATAGACCTATGACCCAAAGCTCTTGGGCCTATCTCAGAACCATTTTGGAACCAAGCTACTATCTTGCCTTCTGAGAGAAACTTGGCAACAGCTTTGTATAGTAACTTCTTTGTATACTTTGAAACTTCATAGCCTTCATTCTCTGCATCAATTATAGCATCCTTGATATCTGAAACTGAATATGTCTTCCCACCTTCAAACACTTCGTTGACTGTATGAATATGTCTTTTAGGTGGTTCTGTTCTTGTATTAAGTGCTCCCTTGCTATCCTTCTCTATCTGATCCCATAGGAACATAGCTGCTCCGATTGATGTGCCATCGTCACCTGGAGCTGGAGGTATAAAGATATTCTCGAATGTATTGAGTAACTTGCCATTGGAAACTACATTCAACATCGTTCCACCTGCCAAACACAAGTTCTCTGTAACAGAAGACATTTCTGTATGGAACTTATCTATGAGATTGTGGATGCTAGTTTCTAAGATATGCTGAGCGTTGGCTGCCATGTCCTTAGTTTCTTTACTCTTCCACTTCTCCGGATCTCTCCAGGCTGGATCGGCGATACCACCTTCACCCTCCAACTGAGGGAAGAATGCTGTCCTATTTGGCATGTTAGAGACACCAGATCTTAGGAGGAGATGCCTGTATTGATCACCATGGAATATATCACCCATCTGAACAACATCAGGCCACGATAACCCATCTACCACCTTCTTATTCACTTTACCATAGGCTGCCAGAGCCATAACTTTACCAGCATCAGTCAGCGAAGGATAGAATCCAAGATAGTCACATATCTGACCATAGAAACTACCAACAGCAAAGTCCCCACCCTTCCTTAAGTTTCTGAACATGTGCATTTTATCATCGAAATAATAAGCAGAATGATTAGCACCCATACCGTCTGAGAAATCTACAGACACACACAAAGCTCTGTCAAATGATGACAGATAATATGCGGACGAGCAATGTGCGAAGTGATGGTCTACATGAAGACAGGGCATCGATTGATTGCCTATCTTGAGAGTATAAGGACCTTGAGCTACTATATTTGGATCATTATGGAATGCTACAAAATCGTCATACAAATATTCTTCAGATCTAGGTTCTTTTATGATAGAGAAGTCATCCTCCGTCTTATCCCAAAGCTCTATATTATCAGAGCCTCTATCCCAAAACCAGTTTACAATAGCAGCAATCGAGACATCTTTGAGTTTGATGCCTTCCTTGTCCAAGACGTATTTGATTCCTGCCTTGGTGACACCTCTGGACTTCTTGACTCTATTGAGCCTCTCGGTAGCTATGAAAGCTTTGAGCTTTCCATCTTTAACGAGAGCGACAGAACCATCATGTCCACAACTAATTCCTAGTACGTACATTTACACCTACCCTATTATAGAGATATCATCCTTTGCTCTGGCTCTTCACCAATAAGCTTTTCCATTTTCCCTACTTCAGCTAGTACTTGATCTAGCTCTATCGATTTCATGCAACTATAATGATCACATATCCAAATCTTACCATTCTCATCTGTATCAAATGGACCAGGTCTCCAACAAGCTATATCAGGACAAGATGTCTTATTCCAGATATTGATGTTGTGTTTCCATCCCCATACATATGGGCTTACACTACCCCATAAGACAATTCCAGGTTTCTTTAAACTGGCTGCAAGGTGTGGAAGGTAATTATCTATAGACATATAGAATGCGCATTTCGGATGCTCAAGTATTTGAAGAACAGGATTGAGGTTATCGACCTTCACTGTCTGGAATCCAGGAATTTCTGGATTATACTGATTAGCATGAACCTGGATGAAGTTATACTTGTGCTTGAGCTTTTCTGCGAGTTGTGCCCACCTTACAAGGGACCATACTTTGTGCACTCTATAATTCACACCGCTCATAAATTCATGTGGGTTACGATCTACTCCCATATGAACAAGCACGAATGGTTTATCTTGCTTATCTAGATGCTGCTGTAGGTCTGCGTTTGTTTGAGTTCGCTTGAGTAGGGGAACTCCACCGTCATACTTCAGATCCATAACCTTTCCATAATGGTTACCTATAAAGGACTTAGGGCTATCCTTCAACTTATTGCCATGGATCAGTTTGCTGAGTGAATGACCATATTCAATCTGATATGATCTCTTCCAATTATTATTGATGAGTCTATTGACTGAACCAGATCCAGTAGCATATTGCTGGAAATTCTTGCGCCATGAATCTAAGAAAATGGGGTGCTCTGGCTGGCCTAATTTTTCATCCTTCATGATTCCTGGATCTTGAGGCCATTGTTGATGAGGTTCTGGTACTTGTGTTCCCATAATGTTATGACCATTGAGGGCCTCTGAAACCATAAAGCCAATAAGGCTATTATCTACAACTATGATGGGCCAACTATTTCTATCGGTCTTTCTCTTACTGATAAGAGACCTAATAAAAACCGTTTGTATGATTCTAGCACCAAGGCCGCCAGCCAGCATCAATATGTAACATTTGCTATCTTCACCAATTTGAATCTGATTCATTTACACCCCATTTAGTTTACTATAGACAATACAGAACCATCATCCTCATAAGCCGATATAATATCGATCGCGTCTTGTTTAAACTGTGCCTGATCAATTGCATATAATACAGATGCAAGTATGATCGGTTCGGTGCCTTCAACTCTGCTACTATACTTCTTCATTCTAGATGTATAGTAATTGTGATATGCAAAGTCTTTTACTTCATCGAGGGTTAATGGTGCCAATTCTTCTTCTAAGTTCTCTATATCACCTAGATTTTTCCACATATCTGTTATCAATAGACCATGCTCATCTGTATTACTAGCATGATCCATGATATGGCTGTCACCTCTTGTAGCACTTACCCTCCAATAGAATTCAGCGTCTTGCTTTCCACATGGTACCGTCTTGACTGTGATCACGCCACAGTTGACTGGCTCTTCAGGATCACCTGCAAAGATAGGAGCCCACTCTCCATAACTAGTTAATTGAATTAGTGGCAATTCTTTCTTATGTACAAGTTTCTGAAAATACCCTGGTAGTTCTACAGTTGCTATACCATTCTCTAGCTTTGCTTTCCCTTCGTAAAAGACACCGTGTTTTGGGCCTTCTTCGATCGAGTGGATAAGCTGCTTGGTATTGAACTTATTTGGATTTTCCTTACTACAGCATGGGTGGTTGATCAAGAATGAGCCGGATTGCTTACAGAGTGAGCCTGTAAAACATACATTACACCAGTGGTAGTTTATCCCCCATCCACACTGGTTTGGGTCGCAATGTGCCCGGCCCTGAAACATGATCGCGCCGTCACCATCATATATATCAAATATGGAGTCGGTCGTCGATCTCGGCAAGCGCCCGTCAGGCACGACTTTCGATGCGTACGTTCCGAAGCATTTGACAAATATATAACAACCACCAGACGTAGAACAAGTATCTGTGATACCGGTAAGTTGCAAACCATTACCAGTCATCGTGCCTGTTACGCAAATAATAGGTGACAATATGCAACATGCAGCACAGAAAGTAGCGGCATGATGGGCGCAGCAGTTTCTGATCATTACGACATCAGACGACGCACAGACGCACATGTTTGCATCTGCACTACTAAAGTGAAGTACACCACAATTCCCTGTAAACGTACAAGATCCACTACCTGCTACACAAACTGTCTTGTATATGTTTTGACTCGAGCCTCTGGATGTGTTACATAAAACGACATTACCAGGACCACCACCGCCACCTATACCAGTAGATGATATAATACAACACATAGCGCATGTAACAACATCGCCGGGCCCAATTGTGGCACAAATAGTATATGCTCCTCCTATGTTGCTCACGCAAGTTCCATCACCAGCTACTATTGAACCAATAGCGTATGAAGAAACATTACCAGCGTCAAGAAGTATCTGATCACCCCAATATAGATCTGTGCCTGCTGCCCCAGCAGCAGCAGATGTGTGAATGATATTATTTGCACCTGCTGCTCCAAATCTTATTCCACCTTGAACATCTAGATTCTGAGATGGACATGTGGTTCCAATACCTACACCACAGTCTGTAATCGTTACGCTGTCTGTAAGTGCGCCACCTTGGATTGTCTGTATGACTACACCGCCAATCTCAGATCCACCTGTTACAACCTGTGCTGTGCCTTTAAGAGCACCATATGTCACTACAGCACCAGCGTCATCACAACCAATAAATTTGTATGATCCAAGTTCTGCAGAACCTGAGTGACATGTAGAAATTCTAAGATCACCACTGATATCAGCATTAGACTGAGGAGCCTGAGTACCAAAACCTACACAACCGGCAGTGTGATGGACCCATGTAGAACAATCAATCCATAGGCCGATCTGCAAATCTACAGAATCACCAGACATCGTACCTTCTATATTAAAGTCAATACCGGCAGCAGGTTCTGCCTCACCAATTGTAACTTTGCCTTCTGGATAGAAAGCGAATTGCTGCCCTACATTACCACTGAGTGACATGGTCCTAGTATTATCAGAATTACCAGATACCGAAAGTAATGATAAGGTTCCATCAGCTACATGCGAACCTACACCAAAAGCTGCCCAGGTAGCAGCAGACGTCGGTCCAAATTCTAAGACAACGTTATCTACTATCTTGGTCTTTATAGCTTCGCCGGATCTTAGTGTGACATCAACCATCTAGTTTAGCTGTCCCTTTATCTTTTTTGAAATCTGCTCTATGTATTTTATTGCTCTTGTTATTTTTCTTATTCAATACAACATGGCCTGCTTTACCACATTTTCTGACACATTCGACTAATTCATCATATGTGATTTCATCACCATGCTCATTATAAATAGGTACACCATTAAACATTTCTCTAGTATATTCCCAATGTAGCAACGTCAAAGTATCATCATCATTGGCGTGGCCCGATGTCACAAAAGCATCGAAATCTTGCGACATATCAGTTACCATTTTAGCTATTATTTCGCTCTTAGTCTTTGTGGTATCATATATGATATCATGTTTATATTGCTTCATCCATTCTATGAGCTCCGACTTCGTCAATAGGCTCAAGAATTCATCTGGTTCTTTCATACCTAACCAACTGTTCCACATAACTGGATCATAATTATGATTTTCATCTTTATTTTCACCTGCCAAAGCACTTTCGTCTTGGCGTTCTCCGCTTACTCTCCAATAGAACTCAATATCCTTATCGCCCTTTACATTCAATATACCGTTCTCTACAGGACAGCCTGGATTATCGGGTGTTATAGAAGTCCAATCATTTATTGGTGTCAACTGAACATATCTATTTCGCTTACAGCTAACCAAAGATTCAAAATAATATGGCATATTCACTGTCGCTATACCATTGCAGAGCTCAGCTTTGCCTTCATAAAAGACGGTGAGGCCTGGCGCTTCTTCAAAGCCATGAACCAAATGCATAGCATTATACTTGTTTGGATTCTCCTTATCACAGCATGGATGATTAATAACGAATGAACCACTGCCCTTCATCAAACAACAGAAATTTCCGTTATCATGACGTGAACATCCTACTGCTCGGCCATGCCACTGCATGGTACAACCATTACAACCACAAATCGAATACTGAAGACTTGCACAGTTGGTACACTGCGATGATCCCATACACAATTTGAAATATCCACAAACACCGCCTGTAGCGTAGGTAGAGTACATGAAAATACAATTACCTGTGAACGTACAGTAACAGTTATATGAAGCACCAGCGATATTAATACCACAACCTACGAAACAAAGCGCGGTCAAATTGCAAGCGCCAATACAGCACGTCGCACAAGCACAACAAACAGTCAATGGATTACATGTACATACTCTAATAGTATTGCCAGATAATGTCATACATACACCAAGTCCTCTAGCAAAACATATTACATCACTGTTGCTTGCCGGTGACTCACTACCTACACCTGCCGCGCACCATGTGGTATATATATTTTGACTAGAACCCCGATCCGTATTCACGATTGTAGCTGCTGCGCCGGGGCCTTGTGACCCAGATATACCTGTGCCAGCTATAACACAGCATACTGTATATGAAGCAAGATTTGTGCCTTTAATTTCAGCAGCTATAGTGAGAGCGCCGCCATTGCCGCCGCCCGTAAGTCCACATGGGGTTGCAATACAGCACATGAATGTAGAAGGTGCTTCTGAAGAACAGAGTAATCTCCTATCACCCCAATATATATTACAGGTAGGAGTAGAACCAGACGAAGTGTTAAGAGTGTGACCTGCATTGGCCAGCGTTCCAAATTTGAGAGCACCTTGAATATCTAGAGCGGCTCCGGGAGTTATTGTCCCTATACCAAGTTGGCCTTGATAATCTATTCTAGCAACTTCAGCATCAGCACCAGCTACTGCAGCGCTGAACACTACAGAACCACATTCTGCTCCAGCAGCGGCCGCGTCAGCAATACCACTTACAGTACCATATACTTCTATTGCTCCACCGTCATCACAACCAGCTATTGATATACCATTCACACCACCGGCACCGGAGTGGTGTGTTCTAGCTGCAGCGTCTCCACCAATATCCAATTGATCCTGTGGTGAAGCTACACTTATACCAGCATTACCACCTATATAACTTATATCATCACCAGTAGCTGCGAATACATTACCTCCAGCTCCAGCTAAAGCTACCATACACATACCACCACTTACTGATAGCTTTGAAGAACCAATTGGGTCGGTATTAATAGCCATCTGACCGCCAGATGTGATAACCATAAGAACGTCGCCATTACTACCACTTACACTGAGTAGATATTCTGCATTAGATTGAGATGTGGCAGCGAATGAATCTATTTTAGTACCACGATCAACACCAATCTCTATAAACTCACCAGTTATGCTAGGAAGGCCTGCTGTGACATCTGTCACAAATATATCACCTAATATGCTTTTATGTCTGATGTTGTATCTAGATATGTCTACCATTCGACTACTCTCATGGATGAAATTGTGTCATGGTCAACAGATGGCTTAAATATTTGAACTTCAGCAGAACCATCAGTCACTTTATCTTTCATTTCTTGTAGAGTGATGAGGTTACCTTCTGGATCTCTTATCTGTTTGACCTTGTGTCTAATATTGAATGCTAATACAGTACCATCCTCTACGAAGATACTTTCGGATGGTAGTCTCATACCGTGTTGAGACTGGTTACCTTTTCTCGCGAGTCTGATAAGCGACTCCTTCTTCGTACTCTTAAAACCGCGTATATTACTTATCTTGGCCTTAGCATTGAACTTCTTAGGCTCATCTGCACCACGGTCTTCTTCGTACTCTATGTATTCTCTTACTTGCTTAGTTGATAATATATTCATAACTTCTTCTGGATCCTTAATTGCCACCCATGGTTTCCATCTTTCAACGGTTAAACTGCCTTCAGCATCAGTTGAACGATCACTCATAACGTTACTATCATTTCTTTCTGCAGTAGCTCTCCAATAGAATTCAGTATCATCACCTTCAGCTATGCATACAACAAACTCCCCATTTATAGGACCAGACTTCACTGTTATAGCGGGGTTCGTTAATCCAGTAAGCTGAACATATCTTTCATCCTCTCGTACCAAAGACTCAAAGTATTCTGGTAGATTTACTGTTGCTATACCGTTCTCAGTAATTCCCTTACCTTCATAAAATACTCCATGCTTGGGACCTTCTGAGAAAGCATGGACCAAATGCATCGCATCATATTTGCTTGGAATGTCTGTAGCTAATGGATGGTCAATTACAAATGATCCGGAAGCCTTAGAAACACTACCATACCATCTGTGACATCTAACCATACCTCTAAGACAGCCACCGGCGCAGCCGCGCCAATGGAACCAGGCACCGTGACAGCAGGCTCGCGGGTGAAATCCATCTGAGCACTTAATACACATTGGGAAACAGCAAGCCGAACCAACACATAGTAAAACCACAGGCATACAAATCGAACTGATGGAAGGGTTGGCCGCCATATTACACTTTAATAGTGATACACCCGAACCATTCGCTGCTGAGAAATTAGCAGAGCAAATGTAGCCTGTCGAACAAACTGCTGTGGTACCACAAATACAACATGCTCCCATATAATGGCAAAGAGAATATGTCATGGCATCTGTTCCCAAAGCAATCGCAGCAAAGTCATTGGCTACCCCAAAGCACAATACATCAGCGTTCCCAGACGCCGTTATATTGCCGGCACTTGCTGCACATATCGATCTAATGATAGCTTGAGCAGAGCCTGTATCACAGTTAACTATAGTGACACCACCAATACTAACATTTGAGCAGAGACCATCTTGAGCCGTTAGACATGTGACAGCATATGTGCCAATATTGCCAGGATTCAATAGATTGCAAAGAGCAACTGGTTGATCGCCAGTCTCGGCTAAAGAATCACCCACACCATTAACCGTTAGCCCACCAAGGGCACAGATGCTAACCATTCCATATGACAAGAAGTTGGAGTCATCTACTACAGCATCATCACCCCAATACAAATCACCAGATGGAGCTGAACCAGCTACAACATCTAGTACGTTATTTGCATTATCAGCACCTATTCTAATACCACCTGTAGTTTCCATAGCAGCAGCTGGAGATGCCACATTTATACCAAGACAGCCCGCTTCAGTGATTCTAGCTACTTCACCACCAGCACCCTTAAATAGAATTTGGCCACACTCTGTTCCTGCAGCCATGTTGGTTACTTCATACGCTATTCCACCATACGTTTGCAGAGCACTTCCATCATCACAACCAAAGAACCTGATCTGACCAATTTCGCCAACGGTTGAATGATCTTCCGATAGCCTTGTAGAACCTAAAACTTCAAAGTTATTTCCTGGTTCTGTAGCAAGCCCTATGCCCACCTTGACATCGATGCAAGCTTGAGACCCAGTATCACACCATGGTGAAACACCAGGAATGTCTACACTAGTAGCACAGACCTGTCCGTTAATTAGAAGTTTGTATGTTGTAGCATCAGCAGGAACAATACTACCAATTGTAACCTGTCCACCACTAAGCACAGCGAGAGCCTCACCAGTAGTTCCTGATATAGAGAGAATCTTCGCTACATCATCCGTACCGGATATAGATATGACTGCGTTGTCTTGTGGGGTAACGTTCACTCCAATTCTGGTTGTTACAATAACACCAGATGCACCCATGGTTTCCGCTACTAATATATTCGGATCCTGGTTTGCAAGAGTGGAGACGTTTTCGAAAGACATTCATTACTCCTTGATGATAAAATTATTCAAGATAAATATCTACAGGAACGAAGTTTCATTATCGCGTACTTCATCATCAAGGTCTATTAGTCTTTCCTCGAAATGGAATTTCGAAGTTGTTCTATCCACTTTCACCTCAGACTTATCAATGAGGTATCCTTGTACCTGCATGTTGAATGTATGTCTGATGATTCGTTCTTCAGCCGAGAAGTCTTCCATGTTGGATTCATCAGTAGATGATTCGAAGTGTGAATAGAAGAAGAGACCTTTATAGTTGATATCCTCTGGATGGAACTCCTTCCATATTTTGTCGTGAAACATATTGGCATGCTTCACATATGAAGACCAGAAGGTAATCACGTAAGGGATGTTAACAAAACTTGGGAATGGTAAACTATGAACTTCATAGACAGGGTCGGTCTTTTTGTATACCTTGGTAGGAGCCAACCAACTACCAGTATATGGAACTCTACGATTAGCAAAGCGAGCTCCAGCTATCTTCGTGGTAAACTTAAGTGATGTCTCACCATCATGGGTATTCTTGAGGTATCGTTCCTCTGATGGCTCGATACTTTCGCGCCTGAGGGATATAATGGGAAGCTTAAGCATTCCATTTTTGTCCCTAAGAGAGTTGAGGTTATCATCATCTCTATTGCCTTGCATCTGAACAAATCGTTCCCAAGCACCAAAAAGTACTGGAACTTTTCTGTTGTTAAGCTTCAGCGAATTCTTGACGTTAAAGAAATCATGGACCGCTTTGTCTATCTCAAGAAGTCCAATACTCTCAATGTCTATGGTTGTAACTTCAGGGGATTTTTCAATTGCCATTTACTTCTTCCTCGGGATATCCATCTTGATACTGATGATTAGAGCTTTTCTGATTGACTTCCATAGCACCAGACCAAGGGTTGATCGTAGCAGAATCAGCATCGCCGGTTAATGATACAAACAAAGGAGTACCACTGAGTGCTACTTGGTTGCCTTGATCATCTACAATCGCGATGGCCTGGATGAAACTGTCGTCTTCTTCTTGGAACGCTTTGATCTGGTCTGCGGCACCATGGTCTATCGCTCTATTAACATTACTGTCTGATACCTTTGCCATAACTACCCCTTAGTAAGGATTGCTTGTATCGTTGTCTCTACTGTCTTCATATCCATTATCGTCTCTTGGATTGAATACATTCTCTCTGGTAGAGATGGCCTCGAGATTCACGCCTACCTTAATCTCAGGCAGACCATGAGCAAAGCTTGGAACCACGGCTGATGTGATTTCGAAGAATTGGTTATCCCATTCGACGAAGTCTCCAACCCTGGCTCGAACCCCTACTTCTGTAAGCCTATCGACGTGTAGGTAAATCTCAAGTTTGCGTTTGACCTCTGTAGAAAATTGGCCTGACTGAGTTTCAGGTTGGTCCAGCAGGATCCAACCGAATACATTGATAGGCTGACGAGGAATCTTCTTTTCAGCCTCACCATAAATATCATCCGTATCGGACATACTAGTCTCGATTGGCCAATAGTTGAAGTTTTGTTTTGCAACTATTTCGAGTAGTTCGGTATTGTAGTGGTTCCAAAGGTGTGCTTCTCTGGGTCCCACAAACAGAGAGTAATTGCTATTCCCTGTCGTTGATGAAAATAATGGCTGCACTATAAAATCCCCTTCTCTCTTGTTACCTTCCAATACCTACCTTCTTTAACCACATTGTAGTACTTCCGATTCAGAGCCTGCCATACACCATCTGAATGTTCATTCCTATCCTTACACGAATGAAATTCTATACAGAATTCCAGAACTCTAGTAATCGTGAGTTCGTACATCAAGAGCCCAAGACCTTTACCTCTATATCTTTTGTCCAGTTCTGATTGAGATAACTCTGCATATTTAATGCCATCCTTGGTCCATGCAAAGCCACCATCTATGAAACCTATAGGCTTATCTGCTGTAACCTCTATAAAGTCACAGCGCCAGTTGTTTTCCTCTTCAAGGTTGAACTTTACTTCAAAGAAGTGTTTCACGACCCAGTGATAAAATTTGTGTTAGCCGAAGAATATCATTGGGACAGGAGCTGGAATTCTTGACAACTGCTGCTCTATATTATCTGCCATCTCTGCATCCTGTCTCATCAAGGCCAGGTTACTTGTTTCTTCGAGCTCTTCACGTAGGCTTTCCTTTAGTTGGTCCTGTTTCTCTAATCCTTCAGAGACCAAAGCGTCTCCATCCAAGGTAGCCTCATTCCCAGGAATAGGAATAGTGCTAAACTTTCTTCTAATTCTGCCCAGTGTCTCCATTGCGACACCAAGAGTGAACTGTCTGATCCATCTCCTACCAGACTGGTTAATGTCCTCGTATTTGATATTCGTATATGGAATATTAGCGATACTCGAGATACCGGTCACTGATGGATCACCGCCGGATACTGAATTATCTGGATTGAATGGGTCCATGCTAGTGGTGTAGTCCATCCAAATCTTCAAGCCAATCGCTGGCTCTGGCAGGATCCTTACCCTTGAACCAAAGATGTTGAATGTATGAGATGATCTTCTAACCCTGTCATTCGTTTCGAGCAAACCAGCCCTGAGGATGTCTGTCCAAATAGGCATGATATAGAATGTGGTTTCATTACTGATCGACTCATACTGAAACTCCTGTGATAGGATATTCACAGAAGAGTAAGGGTCATAATACCTGTAGACCGTTGATGGTTCCGTATGGTAGAGCGTTCTTAGATCGGCTCTAGCTCCACCTACCGATGTGATATATGCATCAACTGAACTCCCAGTAGCGTTGTCGATGAAGTCATGGATATCATAGTCGTGGGTGCCGGCTGTGGTTGTGATATAGGCCTTGCGAGGGTCCTGGACACCACCTACATTGGCATGGGAAGCGAATGGATTGGCCAGTCTCATGAGAAAATCTAGTGTTTGATGAGGTAGCTTATTGGTGAAGTCCTGTGTACTGAAGTCACGATTCAAGCCAAGGTAGTTTGATAACCAGTTGCGAGCGAGGAACCGATTGATGATCGATGAATACTCGATGTTGGCTTCTTCGAATGCAGAATAGATCTGTAGGTTATCCAACTCCACAGTGAGCTTTGGCTCACCCAATCTATATCTAACCCACTTAACAATCTCTTCACCCTCACCAGAGAGTGAACCCAGATTGGCAGATAATGAAAGTGTTTGCCCGGTGGTTCCAAACACTCCAGCAAAGGCTGCATCTGATCCGGTTTGACTTAGAATTGTGAAAAAATTCTCGAATGCGATAACGGCTCTCCCATTGATAGATACATATCGACGATATAAATATCAGGGTATTGAGCCTATTGACTAATGCATACTAAAATAGCCCCCAGGAGAAGATTCCCAGGGGCTATATGCTTCGGAGGGCTTGTTGTTACTTGGTTGTTGACTCAGTCTTCTGGGAGAAGCCGAGCTGTGACAGGGCGGCGAGGAGCTCACCGGCCTTTTCCTGGCGATCCGCCTCCAGGTCGACGTGAACGATCTCACCAACGAGACTGACCAGGTGAGCCGCTACTTCAGCACGCTTCGTATAAGGACGGTACTGACGAAGCTTGAGAACCTTGAGAGCGCCTTCGTTATTGGCGAATACAAACTGCCAGAAAGCGGTCTGCTTTTCGGTGACCTCATCCTTGTAACGAATTGTCAGGTCGAGGATTTCACCGGACTCCTTATCGAGATGGAAGTCGATATAGTTGGCTTCACCAACTGCGGCCTTCCAATCCTTGGGAAGGAGGGATACATCTGTTGCGAGGGCCATAAGGTCCTTGCGGGTAACTTCCTTTTCTACTGTCTGCCACTTCTTGCTCGAATCCTTTTCAGGAACCTGAGCTGTGATTCGCTTTGCCATTTTTGAAACCTCCGTATAGGGTTGTGTACTACATGCTTTTATAAGACATCTCCGGGTTGTTGTAAACTACTCCTACTCCTCCTTTTCTTCAACAAAATCATCTTTAACGATATCGGGCATAAAGGCCTTCAGCAGTTCAATCAGCTCCTCAGCCTTTGCAAGAGGAAAGTGTTCAAGCGAAAACGTGAATGTGACATTCTCAGGTGTTACAGGCACGTCATCCTTCGGCCAAGAGATACTATACGACTCCATTGGCATGAGGCGTGATTCCGGCTTGAGTTCCAAACAATCCCTGAGTGTATCAAGTAAAGCTTTCGCTGAAGTTCTTTGACGGGTGCCAAGATCTAGGCGAGCCTTAGTTTTGGTTTCACGAGTGACCAGATTTGCGATGGCCGTGGCGATAGTTCCGGCACTCCATTCACCACGCTTTGATGTATATGTATACCTCCCTACCGATCCTCGACCAGTACCTTTGGTAAACATAGCCACCAAGATTGTGCCTTTTTTGGCATCGTAATGTGGTATCTCAAACTTTATGCGCTCAGCCCCGTATCTCTGGGAGAGCTTTATACCGCCAACAGTAGAGATGCCAACATAATGTTGAGTCTCACCATAGAGGTATACAGTCATATCCTCATGAACAATATCGGCTTCATCGAAGTTATGGTCCAAGACCAACTGCCGAGTTACTTGTTTCGTGAACTGCTCCATGGCCTTAACACAGACCTTTGCTTTTCGCTCCTGTTCTTCTTTATAATTCTCGTTCATTGCTTTTCTCCATGGCGGCTATAGTATCATAACCATCCTGTTCTGATCTTACTGGAATGAAAGCTTTCTTACCTGCAACCCAGTATCCATATAGATCGTATTTCCAACCATGATCTTTCGGACCGTGGGTTTGATAACTGCTTTCATTTCACTTCCTCCTGAAAACCGCGATGATAAAATTCTCGGGTCACGAACCTGAAAGGCCCTTAGGCCTCGCAGGTCATGAACTCTGCCATCGCTTCCCAGTCCTCACCGGCACCGTGGGCCAGCTTGATGACCTTCTCCAGGGTGCGGAGGTTGAAGTCCCTCATGCGGTCGGCGTTGGCTTCCAAGAAGGCCATGGCCAGATCGCGAGGGCGACGACCTTCGATCTCCGGGGAGATGTCGAAGAGGATGGCCTTCATCCGGTCGATCTTGTCCTGCATGGACATGGAGAGGTCAACCATCATTGCGCGGCTTTTCAAGGCCTGCGGGAACTTCTCTTCAGGGATGTTCGAGATGAAGATGACCTGGCCACGGAATGTGACCGTCGACTCCAGGTCGGCATCTTCTTTGTCCGTGAGCCAGGAAACGGTCCGGATCGGCTTGTCCTCAAGGATGGCCTTCATCATATTGGCGCAGACCGGATCCTTGAAGCTGCTGTCGCAGTCATCCATGATGATGGTGCGGTCAGCGTTGTCGTGGATCAGACGGTAGAGGGCCTTGGGCGTGATGTAGCCCTTGATGACGACGTAGTCTCGCCCTTCCTGCTTGCCAGCGGCCCAGAGCTGGGCCATGACGGTGTGGGATTTTCCGAGGCCACCTTCGCCGGTGATGATCGCCGACTTGGCGTCGCCGGAAAAGACCATATTCGTCATTACCTCGACGAATTGGAAGCGGCGGTTGATGTCGTATTTGGACTGCTTCGTGACGGTTGCCTGAGCCTTCTTCGAGCCCAGGGCCTCCTTCGGAATGTCCTGACCGGTGGTCAGATCGACCAGGTCGGGGTTGAAGGTGAAGCCGAACTTCTTGGCGAAGCGAGAATCGAGGAAGTCGCGATCCCATGTCTTCAGGATGGCGTCCTTCTTCGGCCGCGAGTAGACCTTGTGACGACCTGTGTCAGAGACGAGCTCGATGACGAACTTGCTCTTGATGTCGTCGAAGGAAAGTTCCGCATGAATTTCGATAGCCAAGGTGGTTCCTTTGTTTGAGTTCTTGTTAGCCATAACCTTATACTATAAATCTACGCTATATGGCCGAAATGGTAAACGCTTTTTCGAGGTTTTTTTCGATTGCGTTTTTGAGGTTCGATGTGATCATGTCTGCCATATCCTAACACTACTAATATAGGCAATAATGGGGGTATCCTAAACGTTTTTTCAGCATTTCTTGGGTTTCTTTCAACAATTTACGTAACACATTGTTTATATTGGACTTACAAAAGCGATGATAAAATCGTCTAAGCGCGCTCAGATATTGAACTTAGGAAGCGCTCTAAAGCGCTCTATAGAGCACTAAAATACCCCTCCACAGGTATTCATGCGGAGGGGGTTGCTCAAGAGCATTCTAGCTGTATTCTAGCGCCCTAGATTCACGTTTAGGGGGCTTTTTCGGTGTGTTATAGCTCCTCCACGCCTTGGATATTGGTCACCTTCAAAATGGCGGGCTTGCCGTTGGGCTTGTCGAAGGAAAACCAGCCAAGCCAGTTCGGATTTGCTCCTTGAGCGGCGATCGTACTCTGGAGCTGTTGGACGAAGTCAGTGGCAGGAAGGACCGAGTCAATATCGACCACACTACCTACCAGGGTAATACGGAGCCTATAGCCAGATGGCTCCTCAACCTTTGGTTTTTTTGCCTTGGCCTTCTTAGGTGGCAATGACTTTTCTCGTTCTCCGTATAACTCGCCGGTCATCGAGTAATTGGCGGGGTGTAGTTGATGACATCGATAGACGTGATGCCAGCATCTTCAAAGATATATTGATATAGAGTATAGTTGTCGATAATACCATCAAGGGTCAATAAAACACCTTTCATATAGGCGATCTTCTCTTCACAGTTAACAGTCATCTGGCGGGAAACTATATCGTTGTTTAGTGTATCGATTTCTGCAACGATCTTTCTTCTCATCTGAATAATATCAGGCAACGTTTTCATGGTCATTTCCTTTTCTTTAGACACTTTTTACAGAGGAACATATTAGACTCTTTGTCTAGCTTTGTTTCTTCTTCAAACGACTCTTCACAACTCTCACAAAAATACTCCCCCGAATTTTCATAGTCGGGAAGAGTATCTTTTTTGCGAGAAGGAAAGGGTGCAAAACCACCCAAGGATCTTTTGATCAGCATATTCTAAATATACTTACTCCATCGATTCGAATGCTTCAGCGAATGCAGGAGACATCCTGATCTTGACCAAACCACGATCACGTGCCTTCTTGATTCCCATTGTTGAATAGCCTGTGAGCGACGCGATCTGCTCCAGTGTTGCAGCTTGTTCGAAGCCAATACCATAATATCGAGCAACTGATGTTTCCTCGATTTCGGTAAGGTCGGCTGTGGCGATGGAACGAGCGATGAAATCCTTGAGCTCCGTATCGGCGTGCTCACAGCTCGAACCTTTTACAGCGTGCCACATCAAAGTGTTGCCACGATCGACTTCGTCGGAAGTTGTTCCGGAAGTACGATCGAAGGAAGCTTCGAAAGGAATAGCGACATCCTCGTTCTTACCCTTGTTGAAGCCGATCTTTGCATTGATCTTGTTCCAAGGGACGTGGACATCACGGTTTTCATACAGGGCACCAAGAACCCTAGCCTTTACCCAGGAACTGCAATGAGTTCTTGGGGAAGCACCTTTGCCGGGCTTGTAATGATCGGCACCTTCGACGAGACCTTCATGACCAGCCGAAATCAGATCGTCATAATTCATAAGGTGAGCATACTTCCTCGCCCAGATCTTTGGCAGATCCATGTTCTTCTTAATGATGGCGTCGCGTTCTGTAGCTGAAATGTTCAAATTCTATCCTTTGATGAGAGAATTGTCTATACCATCTAATATAGGCAAATTCTAGCGGATTGTAAACTGTTTTTCAGCTAATTTGTGACAAATTTTCAATAAAGTCGTAATATCCTTTCTCTGTCAGCAATTCAAGAATCTCGTACGTAGGAAAGGGGCGAAGCAGACTTACCGTATCCATTACACTATCGCCAACCGCGAGTTCATCATTGCTCATAAAAACTGAGATATCTTGATGAGGCGAGTTGGTGACCTGAACCTTGTAATATTTAGTCTTCATCTTTGTCCTCTTCTTCGTCGGGGATAAGACCCATGACCTTCTGGATGTCTTCGAGTGAATTCAGCTCCGATTCATCAGGATCAAGGTCACTATCGAAGTCTGGTGTGAAGGTAAGTTCCTGCCCTGCTTCCTCTTCTCGCTGTGCTGCGATATCGGCGTTGAGCTCTTCCACTTCATCGACCAATTCGTCTCGACTAACACCGCCCCTCCGCAGGAGAACAGAGATGATCTTTTCAGCCATAACCACCCGATCGGTCAAAGCGACTACGATGCTGCCGAACGCTGCCAGCTCACCTGCAAAGTGAGTAATATCCTTCGCATTCACAACAATCTGCTGACGAATAATTGAGATTTCCTCTTCTGACATCCGAGATATCTCCTTACTTGTATTCGACGATGTAGCGGTTGCGGTGGGCATACCAGCCTGAAGTGAGTCTGATGTCAGGTGGTGCAAGATCAACTTCATCGCATGATTGAGAGATATATTGTAACATCTGATCCTTCAGCCACTGGGAGTCGGCGTCGGGACTGGCTGGGCCAGGGACCACCTCGATTGAAGTAATGATCTCACCGGCGGTATTCTTCCGCTTTGAAACCTTGACGTTGGAAAATACTTTTTTCAAATTGATTCGATAAGCTCTGAGCTGTTCAGCTGATCGAACCACGGCGGCGTGGAGTTCCTGACGTGTTTCATTTTCCTGAGCCAGGACTTCGGCAGCATCACGAGGATCAGGGTCTTCGAAATCCTGGGCCTCTTCATCAGTGAGCTGTGCAATTCGAATTTCTGTGCCATCGTTAAGCTCCACTGCTTGCCATTCATCCTCTAATCTGAGGAGCATCAATGCAGCGACGGCGACATCGATCAGCCGCTCTCTATCCAGAACGACTCTAAAGTTAGACTCATCACCAGAACTCCAGCCTTCGATTGTATACATTTGACTGTCGGTCACGATGCAACCTCCTTGAGATACTCCGGTGAATGATCATATTCGTTTGCACACGTAGCCGAGCATACCTCAAGTTCCGTGTCACCGTTGCGAATAACGAAAGTGCAGTCGCCTAACGGCTTCCCACACATTGCACATGTTTCGTTCATTAGAACAATTCTCCTTCAGGGTGGACTGGAAAGATGCGAGCCGGTCGCTCTTCCTCCAACTGCTGTTTGAGAGCCAGGATCTCCATGATCGTCATGGAGCTGTATTCTGGGCCGAGATTATCCTCGGCATACTTGATGATTTCCCGTAAAGTTTCCATGTGCCTCTCAGTATTTGAAGACGATTTCATAGATGAATCTCAAGCCGCCTGATTCCTGGGTGACCTCATATACCTCTTTGAGTTCAACGAGGGTGAGGCCTGTGAGTTTTTCTAGTTCGTGGTCCAATTTGACTTCCGGATTTTTCATCCGACTGCCTTTGAACCTCACCATGAACTCGTTCCTGAATCCTCGGTTACGGATTGTGGTCGAGCCCAGTGATAAAATCTCGGTCACGACAGATCCTCAACCACGACCTTTGGGTAGCCCTGGTTGGCAGCTTCCTCAACCGCCGTGCGGATGAAAAATTCCTCACGCGGGCGAGCGAAGTAATGTGCACCATAAGCCGAGCACCAGTCGCGGAGAACGTCACCACTCTCCATGTATCCGACATCCAGCAAGTCGTGCTGGTCGAGGAAGGTGGTAATGCTGATAATTTCGATGACCTTCACCTTCAGCACCTCAGGTGAATCGACCATATCAGCCGTGATATCACTGGCACCAACCACATGCCACTTACCATCCCCGACGGTCTGAGCGACGGTATAAGTATCCATGGCTGAGACTGGGCGAAGGATCGTCTTCATTTCTGCTTCATCTCCTTGAGATTGGCTGCGTAGTATACGTCAACCTTGTAGCGCTTTTTGGGAGCACCAACCGATTCGATGATAACCTTGTTCTTGCGGTTGCGGGTGTTCCAGCCGCGAAGGATGGCCAACATGCCATCGGGGCAACGATAGGTCGTGCCCGGCTTCAGATGCCGGAGGCCCTGAGGAGCGTATCGAGCGAAGTCCGCGGCCTCGGGGTCGTGAGCGGTACCATCAGAGTCGACGGTAAATACCTGGAAGTTGCCCTTCATCGAGTTCGGGTAGAACTTGATACCACCGGACCTGAATTCCAGGCCGCGTTCCTTGAAGAAGCCCACGAGGACTTCGTCCATCTCTGTGTGGAGCTGTCGTACCTGAGCCTTCGTGAACCTCTCCATGGTTATGCCTCCACCAGGGTGACCGTGGAACCGGACATGGACTCCAGCTTGACGCGGAGACCTTCGACTGCAGTGGCCAGGTCAACGGCGGAGGGACCGGCGATGTTATCGAAAATACCGCCGCGGACGCGAGCCTCATACTCTACGGTCATATTGAAAGCGTCATCGGTGCGGACGGTGAAGAAAGTCTGCATTATTACTTCGTCTCCTTGGAGGGGTAAGGACGAACTGCGTTGAGGAAGGACAACGGGCCTGCGATCCAGATGAGATATTTGATCAGGTCTGCGAGGTCCATTTTCTGCCTTCTTCGAGAGTGTGATAACCAATTCCTTATACTATAAATCTACGCCCTAGAGGGGTAGATGTAAAGGCTTTTACGAAACTAAATTCCAGATATCCATCTCTGAAAGGAGCGTCCACAGCGGGTTTCGAGAGCCTTCCAGTCAGCGTCGAGGGCGCGATTGAGGCCGGTCAGGGTCGAGGGGATACCAGGAAAGCCGACTACCACTCCATCCTCACGAGCGATATTAATGTCGACGAACAGCCTGAGAGTATTCTCATTGACGCCTTCAACCACCGGAAATGTCCGCAAATCGGCACCATAATCAAGGTCGTTGATCTTTTCAATTGTGAGCTTTTCGGCCATGTTTCTTCCTTGCTGTGAGCCATTAACCTTACCTATATAATATAAACAAGTAGGGGGCTCATGTAAACGCTTTTCGGGCATTTTAGGCAAAAAAAACCGCATTCGTAAGTTATTGATTATATTGAACTTACGAATGCGATGATAAAATTCGCTCTAAAGCGTTGGAGATATTGAACTTAGACCACTTCTAGTTTTGGATACTCCCCTCTATCAATGGCAACGATTTCCACTGTACACTGGCCGATGATCTCAATCTGATCGCCTACCTCGATGGCTACCAAGACTGGAGGAGGTTCATATGGACCATCATGAATTACAGTGGCCAGACCGATCATACCAGCCCAGGGACCAGGAATCATATCCCCGCCATGAACCTTGCGAGCTTCATCCCCCTCCTCAACCACATACAAACCACAGCGATGGTAATTTCCAGGAGTAAACTCTACCTCACGAAGACGATCTGGATGGATTTTGAGTCTCATTCGTATGTCTCCTCTAATTCGTCTTTCACTTCACCTCCACTTCATAGATTTCCAAGTGACCAACATACGGATTTTCAGGCGTTTCATAGTCGGCGTTGAACCAAGGTGTGCTATTGACCATGGCGTACTCAGCCTGCGCTTTCTCCTTCACAATCCAAACACTGTCACCATGAGCATCCAACTCAAACCCAGCGCTAACACAGAAATCACCTTCTAAATTTGAATATGAGGTAATTCCTACCAAATCACCGACGCTGATATACTTGTTGGGAACGGTCTTGAATCTCAAACCATATAACGTCATGGACTATGCCTTGATCTGGACAGGGTAGTTGAACTGAGGGCCATGAAAATCCTCGACCATTGCCAAGCATTCAGGGCAGACGTACTTGTAGCCTTCCACTGCCTTGGGCAGTTTCACGACAGGGATGTCGTCTTCGCAACCATCACAGCTGCCAGGAGTGAATTTGGGTGTTTCAAAGTTGGGCATGATTTTGTCGAACATTTTCCTGGTCACTGAAATCTCCATGTTGTGAGCCATTAACCTTACCTATCTAATATAGGCAATTATGCCACGACAGTAAACGTATTCTCTAACATGTTGATTTTATTGAACTTAGGGCATAAAAAAAGGAGGGCCCCGAAGGGCCCTCCAATTCTATTACCACCTTTATGTGGCTATGCTACCTTATACCGATGCTGGCGAACCAATCACGTTCAGATCAGCGACTGTGATACGACCGTAATACTCTGGGCGAACCATCTGTGTAGCTGCTCTGTGCATAACGCCCTTACGTGGAGTAAAGTCGTTAGGCTCGAAAATGGTAGGAGTAACTACCAGTGGGACATAAGGTGCGTAAACAAATCCAGCGTCAAGGAAGCCTGCGCCCTTGTAACCAAGAAGAATCTTGTTTACTGGGAAGTAAGGATCCTTATAGACGGTGAATCTATTGCTAAGACTACCGATCTTTTCGATACCGAGGGAGTACTGAACCTCTGTTGGATCGAAGACTGCATTCGGCTTGAATGTAGCGATGGATTCAAGGATTGAGCAAACGTCAGGTGAAGTAACCATCCAGTTAGCACCAGATCTAAGATTTCTCTTGTGGATCTCGTTGCTTACTGTGGTCAAGGTTTCACCAAGGGTCTGGTACCAATCCTGCTGGGTGCCGTGGAACGACTGATACGTGTAAGACGATGTTGGGTTAAGAGTGTTAACCACATCGTTTGCCAAGTACGAGACGTAACGACCGATAGCGCGGGACCATGCAGCCTTAACTGCAGCGCCTGAAAGAAGCTGACCAAGAATGTCTCTATCGATTTCAGTGGTAATAACCTCTGAAAGGATAGTGGTAAGTTCTACCTCGGCATCCAAAGCGTGATAAGCGTTCAAGTCCTGAGCAAGTTCTGGAGTCCACTGAGCCTTCAGCTTTCTGGTCTGAGCAACAACAGCGACCGAACTAACGGCGATGTTGATTTCAGGGATAGCTGAGGTAGCTTCAAAGTCACCAAGATTATTGGTGCCACTGTCAGTAGAAACGTTAGTTGCTGCTGGGCCAACCAAGTGCATACCGGTTGACGAGTTAGCGCTCCAAGTCGATGGAGGTGAAAGAGTACCAGCCACATTCATGAACACCTGGATAAGAGCACCAGTAAGAACGGTCATGGTATGGTCAGTCTGACCTCGCTTCGATGCACCAGTCAACGAATGAATAGCCTTCAATGAACGGAAGGTATTTGTCGTATCGAAGTTCATCTCACCAGAAGTTGCGACACGAATCTCGTGAAGCGACTTAAGATCAGTAGCACCAGATGAAGCCAACGTGAAGTTGTAACCAGAGACGGTTACACCACCAAGTAGTTCTGATGTTGCTGTAACGCCGGAATACGTTGGCGCTGTGGTCGTGGTCAGAGCGAAGATCCTCTTAGAATAGCCAGTGTTCAGGTTGTAGAAACCACCTGAAGCCGCCTGTTCACCAACCGCATCAAGTCCTGGGTTGTTGTTAGGAGGTCCGTTATTAAGAAGACCGTATACAGATTCGCCGCTACCCTGGCCACTCTTTGCACGATCAAACTTAAAGTCGAGGAAGAAGAGAAGTCCAGCAGGAAGTGACATAGGCTGAACAGCGACCAATTCCGAAGCCAGAAGCTGTCCGAAGACACGTCTAACTAGAGGGAATGCGATCTTGTTGAAGCCGGCGATGTCACCAACAACTGAGTTCTCGTCCAAGCGCTGCCTAAGTTCGACAGCCTGGTTTTCAAGCAGACGGGCAACAATCTTTTCATTGCCTTCGTCTAGCTTCTTGAGAAGACCAGTCTTACGCCACTTATCGGTAATACGACGCATACGGTCGTCTTCCCAGATAGGCTTGTAATCCGAGGTCATCTCCTGAACGATATTAGTCATCTTTATGTCTCCCTAATATTCAGCAGATATCTTAAAGGATACCGGCGAGGGTCTGCATTCTTGAGCCACCAATGTTACCAGGCTTAGCAGATTCGTCGATTCTTGAAGATGCTGTCGGTTGAACAGGTCTGCGATTAACCTTATGCTTTCTAGCTGGACGGGTGCCCTTATATGCTTCCTTAAGAGCCTTGTAGGTTCTCTTAACTTCACCGACAGTTTCGCAACCGTCGAAGGTTTCGAGAATCTTATCCTTATCAGCCTGCGTAAGAGCAGCGTTCTTCATAATACGTGAAGCGCCAGCCAAGCGAGCATTGAACAGGTTAACTTCCTGAATTGTGTCCTTCATAACGTAGACTGCCTTTTCAAGCTTAGCGTTCTGCTTCCTAAGGCCAGCGTTTTCCTTCTTAAGCGTGTTGACAGTTGACTCGTAATCCATCTCTTCGTCACCTTCGTCATCAACGATATCGATTACGTCGTCGTCATCACCTTCAATGTCTATGTCGTCATCTTCGAAAGTAAGTGATTCTAGTTCCTCGTCGCCACCTTCATCGTCGAGTTCCAAATCTTCCTCACCACCGAACACGTCGTCGTCAGAATCATCAAGATCATCGATTCCTTCTTCATCGCCGAACTCGTCGTCCTCACCGAACATACCCTCGGTGACGTCGCCGTCCTCTTCGATTCCAGATTCTACGACTGCAGCACCATCGCCCATATCAGCGAGGTCCTCATTTGGTGTGTCTCCCTTTGCTTCTACTTCGTCACCCATTCTCTCCTGCTCACCAGCCTCATCATAATCAGATGGGGGTTCGCCGGATCCACCGAGACCTTCATGAAGGGCTTCGTTAACTGCCTTGTTTATCGCTGGTGCCATTGAGTCGGCAAGAATTCCCTTAGCGTTAGACATAACAGCTGACTTCAGTCTTTCAGCGTCCTCGACGGCTTCAGTGTAAACATCCTTCTTCTTTGGCATTCGAAGTCTCCGTCTTCTTTTGTTAAACTGATACTCAATAGTATGAATATCCTTTGCGTCAACAATAAATATAGATTACGAAACCCTAGAAACAAAAATAGCTCCCAAAAGGGAGCTATTAGTACAAGTTACTACTGTATTGAATCCGTTGGAGCTTACTTTAGATCATTAACGTACCTTATTCTTACTGAGCATAGCTTTAAGATCCTTGCCGAACGATGCGATGACTCCAGGGCCTACTGCATTACCTGCAGATTTTCTAGCACCTTTAATGGCCCTTTCCATATTATCTATAGCTACAGCGAGGTCACCAGCAGCTGCGGCAGGATCACCATACTGATAATCATCATACTCTGAACCACCATAGTGGGCAAGCTCTTTATGGTTCTGCAAAGCCAATTTATCTTCATTTACCTTGCCTTCAGCCAACACTTCCTTGAGTACTTTCTTTATTTCACTTCTCTTGATCTTCATGTTATAGCTCTCCCATCGGCGGTCTTTTTGCGGCGGCGGGCTCTACGTTTGGTTTCACCTGGGCGTTCAAAATATTCACGCTTTCTCATCTCAACAATGATACCATTATACTTCATCTTACGTTTCATCCTTCGAAGCATATGGTCTATCGTTTCATCTGGATAATTCTTCACAACTGTAACACCTGTTCCGATTGTCTTTCTTTTGAGCAACTGCTGTTCTGCCATTTATGCCTACACTTTCTTCATATCCGATACCATAGAATCATTCCTATGGAATACGGTTACGCCTTGATTAGCTAGATATTTGATAAATTCCTTTTGACTGATGGCATGGTTCCCACCTTTATATACATTCCTAAGGAAGTTCTTCACCGTCTGTATATCAGTCTGTTGCTGGTTCGAAACCATTTTGTTAAGATCCTTGAACTCCTTAAAGGCTTCCTCTGCGCTATGGTACTCATCGCCACTGAAGACATGCTGGATTGAAAGCTGCCCTCTTTGGCCACCTTGACCACCATAACCCGATGTGTACGAGCCACCATCACCCGACCCGAACTCTAATAGATCTCTCAGTTTCATTACCAATTGCTCCAACTGTATTCGCACTTCGTGCAGCGGTTTAGCGGACCCTGACCCGCAGCGCCTCTTTCCATTCGGAGCTCGTGCTTGCCACCTTCGGGACATGGACCATTGAGCCTTGGTCTTTTTGTTTTCTTAATATCCCATGGATTTTTTGCTGCTTCAGTCAACTTCATTGTGCTCTCCTTACATCGACGCTGAGCGTAAGCCTTTACCAATTAAGCTTCACTTTCAATCTCCTTCGATTTACTTCTATTCAAGAAACCTTCTGGTATTATCTGATCCATACGTTGTTGTGGTATCTCTATCTTTATGTTGCCAAGTTGTTCATTCATAATTGAACGTTCAGTGAAGAACATCCTGCCATCTTCATTGATGTGATAAACGTAGAAGGTTGTCTTCCATATCCCCTTCCTAACTATCTTGGCAGGTGAACCTTCCAGTATGATAATATCATCCAATTCATATTCACCACCTCGTAGAACCATAATACCTGCAACGAATGACTTCAATGTTTCCTTGAACATTATGAAAGCAGCCATGATTGCAAACAACCACCATATTTCACCAAGCACCAAACTAACATCTTGTGCTACAGATGAGTGTAGTGCTTTGTTCAATAGCTCTGCTTCATCCATTGCCTATCTCAAATTTGTTAACTTCATTTCTACCTTAACGAATTTATTATTAACTATCTCTATGGCTTGTGCCTTTGTCAGCTCAGGATTCTCATCCACTTCATCTTGAATGTGAGCCAGAATCTTCTTAAATTCAGGACCAGGCTTGAATCCCATTTCTATCAAATCCTTACCATCGATTGGAAGGGCGATTTTATCATCGCCCTTTGGTAGGTTGAGACCACCAAGTCGCTTCCTAATGCCAGTGATCTGATTATCCATCTTCGAATCCTTAGCATGTGATCTATTGTCAGCATCCATAATATCCAGAGTGTCTTCAAGGTGGTCACCCATCTGCCTCTGTAGTTTCCTTAGGGCCTTATCAGAAATATCTTGACCCTCAGGGCCAGCTGTCTTTAGTCTCATATGATTTTCAATCGACTTGGCTACCTTATCGATCACATCATTAGGATACCTCAGCCTTTTCATGATAGCTTTTGCTATCTCTGCACCAACCTCTTCATGTCTATAGAAATGCACTTCACTATCTACGACAGAACGAGTGGCCTTCTTTCCAATGTCGTGCATCAGTGCCCCGAGTCTCTTGGTCAGGACAGGTGGAACTTTCTCTAGCACAGTCATCGAATGATCAAAGGCATTTTGATCGTGATGCTTGTTCTGGGTTACACCTGATAGATCATTCAGCTCTGGCATCACATGCTTCAGTAGCCCAGTTACCTTCATCAGTCTGATGGCTTGCTTAGGTCTCTTGGTCACCAGCATCTTGTCCAGTTCATCTCTGACACGCTCAGATGAGATGGAACCAATCTTCATCGCATTCTTCTTGATAGCTTTGATCATGAAGAGCGGTAGATCCCAACCATATTTCGAAGTGAACCGAATGGCTCTCAGCATCCTGAGGGGATCTTCAGAGAAAATGACATCTGGATTAAGAGGAGTCCTTACTACACCCTTCTTTAGATCGGTTCTACCTTGGCCAGTTAGGTCCTTAATTTCACCCGTGGTTAGATCTTTCAGCAGCGAGTTGACTGTAAAGTCTCTTCTCTCCACATCCTGCTTCAGTGTCCCAGGTTTTACGTCAGGCTTCCTACTACCACGAGTATATTCCTCTGACCGTGTCATAACCACTTCGATATCTATGCCATCAAGACTTTCACCTTTATGCTCCTGACCTTTGAACTCAAACTTGGCTGTACCAAACTTAGGGTAGATCACCGGATTGGATCCGCGCTTGTAGATACCGAGTTTCTTGGTTACCCACTCAGCAAACTTGATTCCTCCATCCGGTAGTTCGACTACCAGATCGATATCTTTTGGTTCACTGCCAAGGAGTTCATCCCTAACATAGCCACCCGCAAGATACACCTTACCCTTATATGGAGACTTACGAATAAGCTGCGATAGAAAATCCACCGCAGCTCGTTCCGCTTTACCTTCATGTAATTGTTTCAGTTTCAACTTCTTTCTTTATCCTAGATTTGTTTTCAATGCATGCTTAAAAAGTTTTGCACCCCTATCATATTCTGGCTCACTGCCATCTGCCGATTCTGCGATAAACTCATTGATCTTTCTGCCGAGGGCAACGCCTAAAGTTTTACCCTTATCAGGCTTTGAAGACAAGAATGTATAAATGTATTTCACAAAATCATCGATAGTGGTAGTGGGATCTTTAGCCTCTGTCAACATTTCATTGACCACCTTACGAATTTCACTCTTCTTTATTACTGTCGCCACTGGCTTTCTCCATATGCTTAGCTATCCTGAATGTCAAAGCCTTTCGACCATTGATTGTTAGCTGACCTTTGTCATCCTTACCGAATGACTTCACTTCTTCTTTCTTATTTTTGAACTTTCCGACAAGTATAGTATCTCCAACTTCCAAATCCAAGTTGAGTACTTCCTTCAATTTCATTTACCATCTCGCTTATGAGCCTTAGACATTTTACGTTTGATTTCTTCCCTTGATATAGCTGGCAGTCTTCTTTTTAGAGACATTATTGAAATTGGTATCGATAACATCCTTCCAACCATCTACAACTTCAATCAACTTCTCACCATCTGCAAAGAAGGAGATCGTAATTACAAGCTCACTATCACTGCCAGCTTTGATAATACCCAAAGCGATTGGGGCTGTCTTTGCAGTCTTACCGGGCTTCCATGTTTTTATAGAAGGGCGAGCTTTAAGTCCTTTCGATTTCAAAAGACCTACAAAATAATCGACAGCTAATTTCATTTCTGATTTTGCTTCTTCTGGACTTCTTAAGGCTTCAGTCATCTTGTTCTTGGTGATGCTCTTGTTGTCGAATATTTCAATTTCACCAAACCTGGTTGACAACCTGGTAATCATCTTTGCTTTTGACTGTGTGGTACCTGGATTTGTGACTTCCCAATTGCCGCCGTCAAAAACGAATTTGTCACCTTTCTTAGGTTTTGCTTCAGTCAACTGTATCCTACCTTCCATCAGTTCGATTTGAGCAGATGGTGCTTTGCTTTGAACAGCAGCCATTGCCGAATTGAATGTACCATCAGCTTGCTCGACGCGTCTTCTATTAACCCAGAAATACCATGTCTTGAAATCCTCTGCCTTCGATTCATTGACGGCCGGGAAGTCAGTCAGATAAGCAGGCTTTCCATCAACACCTTTTTTGGCGAAGAGTACCACCGCTTGACGAGCCTTATCATAGTAGATATTTAATTCATTTTTGCGCTTTAGGAAACCCTGCAAAAATCTTTTATCTTTACTATCTACAATGTCGAGAGCATGTTGCGGGGTAATGACTGTACGATCTGCAGCTTTGGTATTTGGACGAGGAGAGCCTTGCTTATTCATTCTACGAGCATACTCCTTATCACCTGCATGAAGCATAGCCTGTAAATCAGTGTCAGCTCCCTTCTTACCAGCTTGCCTTACAGCTTTGTTATATTGCTTTTTCTCGGCTGAAGTACCACTCTTCTTCCAACCAATACCACTCTTGGCTTTCTTCGATACACCAGGGATCTTCTTAATACCTTCATTCATATTTCCAGTAAGCTTCCTTGCAGAGTACCTCATCTTATAGTACTTTTTCTCTCCAGGAGATAATTGCTTGTTCATCCTCTTCGCTTTAGCTTGCGCATCGGCCTTACTCATAGGTTCAATATCTTTGCCAGTGGAATTATTTCTAGTACCAATGGATCCACCCTTGAGAAATACGCCCCACTTTTCAGAGGCTCGCTCTACAGCTTCATCTTTCTTCTTCGAATCACCGGCATCAATTACTTGACCGGTAGTTGGCTTACCAAGCTTTCTGTTCTTCTTGATCGAACCAACATCGCCATCATACCCTTCAACATCCACGTCATCACCACATTCACAAGTAAGCTGTCCACAATCTTCACAGGCAATCTCTGGTGAGTGCGCCTCTGTTACAATCCAGCTAGGTTCAATGGGAAAGTCTTGAGTCTGACCATCAATAGATACCATCAGCGGGTCGGAAGAAATAAGCCAACCTGTACCATCTTGAGATAATTCAATGAGCTCAAAGGGAGCTTCAGTGGTAAAGTGTACTTTCATCTCACCACTTCTTTTTCTTTGGTCTTCTCTTCTTGGCTCTGTTATTTCACGAATCACTTGCCCTTCTTTAAGAATTTCTCTAATAACTGTTTTTAGCTGACTTCTCATCACCTTCATTAAATGTCTCCCAACAGATCATCATAGTTTATTTCTTCTGGAGCAATATCATTGTCACCTTTTCTTACATCGGATGCTTTAATTGTTCCTGCCGATTCTTCCATTGGGACCGCTGGGCCGTGGGTAGTAAGCTCATCGGGAATCTCTGTATCCATAATGAGGTCATAGGTACTAGCGTCGCCCCCGGCTGCTTCATACTTTTGTCTGGCCTCTTCACGACTCTGCCCTCGGCGAGCTAAGATCTTTTTGGCAGATCGTGTAGGACGGGCTGGTCTTGCTTCTTCGATGACCTCTTCATCGTTATCCCAATCATCAGTGACTGAATCATGGTTCTTAATACTTCCTTCAGAAAGCCGTCTTGTATTCTTCGCCTCTGAAATTAGAAACTGTCTCTCGACTTCTTCAGAGATGAACTTCTTCATCCTTGGAAGTATGAGGCGTGCTGTCTCTTTAGCTACTGCCTTTGAAAGTTCTTGTGCTGATATAGTCATATTATATCCTTTATTATCTTGCTGGCCTACGAGGCCAACCAATTCTTCCCATCGCCGTTTCAATACCTTGCTGATCCGATCTAACCTTCATTATGATTTCGCTTTTATTGATCGCCAATGTTTCTGCATCAAAAAATTTGACCATAGATGCAGCGGCATCACTTAAATCTTTTGAATTACTGCCTCTCATCGTAAGTTTAAGATAGCGGCTCTGCTTGGTTGGTTCCACAATCCACTGTCTTGATGAACCTTCTTCAATTACTTCTTTGATGATCTGCTTCAGTTCACTCTTCTTGATTTTCATACCACCTTTACCCCCTTCTTCTTTTTGATCTGTTTAATGAAGTTCTTCATGGTGATCTGGTCTGAAGGTTCACCTGAAGTGATCTTACCTATTACCATCTGAAGCACATGTCTCTTTATCGTCTTGTTGTCTACCAGTTCTGGATACCTGGAGTAAAGCAAATCAATTGCATAATCGATCAGTTGCCTCTCGATGTCCGGATCCAAGATACATTCGGGATCATAGGCTGATGTGGTCCCGTCACTTGGCGTATAGTGATATGGATGCCATGATGACCAAGTGCCACCGGCTCCATTTCCACCACCGAGCGAATTATAACCACCTGAGCTATATGGGCCAAGAGCTTCCTTCAGTAGCATCAGTACTTCAACTCCTTCGCTAGATATCTCGAGACCAATGTTGTTCTAAGATCCCCTTTCTTACTACGAATTCTTTTCAACCTCATCTTGACAAACTCCCTTACCTCAGGTGCCAACACTTGTGCAGCTTCCTCTTCAATACTATTTGCTTCAAGTAATGTAGCTAGTTGCACCTATGCCTCTCCGTATTTTAGTACGTTATATCCTTAAATTCTTTATTTAAAGCGCTGGCATTCTTTCCACTAAACTTTATTCCTGTACCAACTGTAATAACTGTATCGTCAGAAAATACACTCGGTGAGCCGACTTTAGAAACTGATAGACCATCTAACTTAGCTATTGTTTTTTCAAGTTTAGCAAAATCTGTATTCAGCTTTTTGATCGCGGCTGTTATTTGAGCTACTGTACACTCACCACCATTATTTACGCCGCGCTGGAGTGTTGGGCTTTTCGTTCCCTCCCACCATCTTATGTCAGTTGACCTAGTAACTACATCTAATGCCTTACCTGCATCAAATGTATCAGAAGTTTTCTTTGCTTCGACGAGTACCTCGTTTATAATAGATCTTAGCTCGGTCTTTCTTAATCGCACTTGTGTCTCTCCAAATCTTTTATTATCGACTTAACGTCACCTACAAGCTTCTTCGTTTTTGGATCCTCTGATCTTCTCACTTGATCCATTACAGCCTTGAGCTTCCGTATAACCCTTCTGTCAATCCCGTCTGCCATTAGTTACGCATTCCAACCTTTTCCTTTTTAACCAAAACCATAAGAGCAGCAAGGGCTTTGTTAACTATCTTTGCCTGCCTTCTCACCTCTGGACTAAAATCCTGTATGGATGATACCATACTTATTGATGTTTTTGCATCCTGCATATTCGTTATCACTTCTTTCTTAGAATATTCAGGTGCATACGCTTTAAACTTGGGTGGCCTTTTAACCGC